CCGGCTCCGCGGGCTGCTCGGCGCCGAGCACGTCGGCGGCGGGGATCGCGCCCGTGTCCGCGCCACCCGCACGGCGACGCGCCTCGGCCTCGATCTCGTCGCGCGTCATCATCGCGCGCCGGCCGGCGGCCACGCCGTGCGGAGCGCCCATCGCCGCGCCGGAGAGCGCGCCGATGATCGCGGCGTCCTTCACGCCCTCGTCCCACTTCACGTTCTCGCCGAGGATGTGGCGCTTGGCGAGGTTCTGCCCCACCTGCGCGACGATCTCCTCGATGCCCTCGACCGCGCCCTGCGTGCCCACGGCCGCGACGGTGACGCCGGCTGCGCGCATCGCGCGTCCGATCACGCCGGCCTTCTCGGCGACGGTCATGCCGGCGATGGTCTTCTGGAGCTTCTGGAACACGCCGAGCGGCAGCGCCTCCGAGAGCGTCTCGATGCCGCCCTCGACCCACGCTTCGAGCATCGCGTTGCCGACCTGATCCTTGTGCTTGGAGAGGTTCTCCGCCCACTGGCGACCAGCGGTGGACGCGCCCATGCTGCCGAGGTACAGCGCGCCGAGCGCGCGCGGCGCGAAGCCGGCGGTGAACATGCCGGCCACCTGCGGCGCCTGCTCGGCCACGTTCTCCCCGATCCAGCGCGCGTGCTGGTCGATGCCCTTCAGGTCGTCCCACTTCTTCGACGCGATGTCGGACTTCGGGTTGAGGTACGACAGGCGATCCATTCCGGCCCGCGTGCCGCGCCGCGCCCCGATGGACTCGACCATCGGCTTGTCGGTGTAGATGTAGTTGAGCGTGCTCGGCACGAGGCCGGTCACGAACTCCGACATGCCGCCAAGCATGTCGCCCGTGCCGCGCTCGGCAGCCGACACCATCGACGCGGTGAGGCTCTTGCCTGAGCGCCACTTCTGGATCGAGCGCTCGGTGAAGTCGGCGATGTCGGGCTGGTACTCGCCCGGCTTCGCCTTCGCCTCCGGCGAGGAGCGGTCCACGCCATCGAGGCGGTCCTCGCGGATCTTGCGCAGGATGTCGGCGTCGGTGAGCGCCGGGTAGTTCTTCCGGTATTCGGTGAAGCGCTCATCGTGCGAGCGGCGCGGCGCGGCGCGGATCTCGTCCAAGCGCTTGTCGAGAAGCGTCTTGTCCGGCGCGAGGTCGAGGTTCTGCTCGGCAGTAATCGGCTTCGTCTGCGTGATGCGAGCGCCGTCCGGCGTCTGCTCCATCGAAAGGCCGTCGATCAGCTTGCCGGTGCGATCCTCTCGCGCCTTCGCGAACGCGCGCCCGGTGAGGTCCGGCGCGGTCGAGCGCACGAGCGCGGCGTCCGGCGCCGCGCGTTCGGTCTCCTGCACTCGGCGGTACGCCGACTCGCGCATCGGCGCGAGATCCGCGGGGGCGGCCTTGTTCGGGTTCTCCTTCGGCTTCACGTCGTCCATCACAGAAGCGCCGAAGAAGCGGGCCACGTCCTTCTTCGCCTCGCTCGCGATCCCCGTCGCGGCATCCACGACCGCGCCCTTCACGGCGGTAGCGGCGCGAGACAGGAGTCCCGGCTGCTTCACCGACAGCGATGCGCGCGTGTCGTCGTCGAACTGGCGCCACGCCTCGACGCGATCCGTGTCGGTGGGAACCTGCGGCGACACGACCTCGTCGAAATACTGCTTGCGTGCGGCGGCGCGATCTCCCTCCGAGAGCGAGAGGAAGTCGGGCGACGATGCAACTTCAGACCACGGCTTCGCTGCCATTGACGATCAGCCTCCCCACAGGTTGCGGAAGTTCCTGCCCTTGTCGCCACCACCGGGGGTCGTGGTCGGAGGGGTGCCTCCCGGCCCCGGCGCGTTCGCCCCGCCCGCCATGCCGCGAAGGAACTGGAGCTTCTCCGCCACGACTGCGGGGCGCTCCTCCTTCTTGTACGGGATGCCGCGCGTCTTCTCGTCACGCGACACCGCGGTCTCGGCCCACTGCCGGATCTGCGCGTCGGGCACCGACTTCTGCCCGCTCGCGAGGGCGTAGCGCTGCTCGGAACTGAGGTCGGGCAGGTTGTCCTCCAGCCACTTCATCTTGTAGCCGAAGACGCCGCCCTCCGTGCCAGTGCCGCCGCGGCGCCCTCCGATCACGCCAGCGATCATCGCTTCGAGGCGACGGCCCTCGCGATCCGAGCGCTCCATGCCGAGTTGGAACTGCTGGTCGTTGCGCTGTTCGATGAGGTCGTTCTTGCGCTCGGCGGTGGCGCGCGCACGCGCGGACTCACCGAGCTTCGCCCACTCGATGTACTTGTCGATGCCTCCGACGCTGCGCGCCATGTCCGCGAGGTTGAACGTCTGGTGGTTGTCGTCGTCGGTGCGGACGGTGAACTCCGTGGTCGGCAGTCCGGTCACGGCGTCCTTCACCTGCCGCGTGGTGTACGCCTTGATCTTCGTGCCGCCGAGGCTGTTGAAGCGCTTGATGCCGGCGTCCGGGTTCCCGGAAGTCGCCATCTCGTTCAGCGCATCGAACACGCCTTCCTTGCGATACGCGTCGAGGCGCTTGGGCAGCGACATGAAGTCGGCCTGCGACATCTTCCCGTTCTCGAAGTCGAGGCGACCGAGTTCGCGGTTCATCGCGATCTCGTCGGTGAGGGAGAGCGACTGCTTCGGGCGGCGCCCCTGCGTCACGTTCCCCGCAGCGTCCTCGACCGGAGCGTCTTCGGTGGTGTACCTGTCGATGATCGAGCGACGCTGCGCGAGGATGTCGTTGTCGCGACGACGCGCGTCGTTCTCCATCCGCATGCGCTCCTGCTCAAGCTCGGCGGTTTGGCGGCGCGTCTGCGCGTCCTCCATCTCCATGCCGAGCTTGTATCCCGTGACCATCCCGCCAGCGAGGCCACCTGCGAAACCGCGTCCGCCGAATGCCATTATGCGACCCTCCGCACGCGTTCGTCACCGAGACCCATCTCGGACTCGATGCGCTTCACCTTCTTCGAGAGTTCCTTGATCGCCGCGAGCGTGATGCCGTTCATCGACACGAGGTCGATGGCCTTGCCGCCCGGGGCGACACCGTCGCCGAACTGCTCCTGCATGTCCTCGGCGTACGGGCCGATGTGCTCGCCGCCGTCGCCCTCGCCTTCCTTGTACTTCCACGCCTCGACCGGGATCGAGTCGAGGCCGGCGAGGATGAGTTCGCCCTGCACCGGCACCTTGTCCTCCTTCACCTCCTCGGAGGACGACATCAGGTACTTCGCGCCGAGGCCGAGGCCCGTGCCGAGCAGTTGCCCGAAGCCCGCGTTCGACTGCGCATCGGCCTGCTGCTGCTGGCCCCACGCGTTCACCTGCGTCTGGTACTGGCCGAGCGCTAGGTTGCCGGCCGCGTTGGTCGCGCTCACACCGCCCGTCATCCACGGCAGCGCCGAGTTCTGCGCCTGCGCGCGCGTGAGGAGCGCGTTGTTCGCGCCGGAGGCGGCGCCAGCCGCGCCCGAGAGCGCAAGCTGGTCGGCGGCGATGCCGGTGCTCGGCATGTTGCGGCCGAACTTCGCGACGTTCTCGCGCATCGACACGCCTTGCAGCTTCCTCGTGTCGCGCGCGGTGTTCATCGCGCCGGCCGTGTCCTTCGCCTCTGCAAGGCCCAACGTCGCGGCGGTCGCGGCGAAGCGCCCCGAGTTCGGGTTCACGCCGCTGCGCGCGAGGTCGCGCATGGCCGAGGCTCGCGCGCCCGAGTAGCCCTTCGCCACGTCGGCGCCGGCCTGCTGCGCGGCGCGGTCGAGGTTCTCCGCGGAGTCCCACGACGACGCGTCGCTCGCCATGCGCTGCTCGATGGGGCGGTAGGTCTTGACGTAGTCGTCCCACTGCGCTGACGAGCGCGCCTGATTGTCCTTCGCGACCGCGTTCTGCAACCCCATCTGCTCGGTGAGGAACGGCTCGATGCGGTCGGCGCGCGCCTTGTAGTCGTCGAACTGCTCGCGCCCGAGCTTCACCATCTCCCGGCCGGTCTCGGCGTTGACCTTCGCGGCGTCGCCGATGTTCGGGTCGGGGGCGGGAGCGGGAGACGAGTCGCCACCCATGTCGAGGCGCAGCACGCACCACGAGATCGCCGGGCAGATGATCGCGAGCAAATTACGCAGCATGTTTCTTCTCCATCTCGGCGTGGTAGTTGAGGAAGCAATCGCGCTGGCAGCGCAGCCGAATCTCGGGGCCGACCTCGCGCGCCCAAGACACCCCGCCGCACAGCGCGGTGACGTATATGAGGATGTCGGCGGCGGCGTAGCGCTGCACGTGCGCGATCTCGCGGCCGATGCCAGCCTTCGGCTCCAGCGAGTTCGCGAGGTGCCAGTTGATGATCGACTGCTCGATCACCGGCTGGAGGTCGGTGAGGTGCTTGCGGTAGAACGCGTTGCGCGGGATCGAGATCAGCGCGGCGTGCATCATCCGGTTCACGTGCTCCACGGGCACGTCCACGTCCCGGTCCACGAGGTCATCCCACGTGCCCGAGATTTCGATGATGAGCTTGCACAGGTGGAACGCGCTCTCGTTCCCCCTGCACGCGTGCATCAGGTACTCGTCGTCCCTCACGCTTGCAGCCTCCTCACGAGAAGCGCCAGTTGCGCGCGCAGGAACTCGACCTCGGCCTGCGTCGGCGCCGCGCTCACCTGCATGGAATCCAGCCCGTCGAGGTCGTTCTTCTGCCCGCGCCGCCCGGTGATGATCTCGATGTTCTCCTTCACCGCTGACACATCCTCGCGCGTCTGCGGGAACGTCCCGGCAATCGACGGCCTCTTCGCGCTCACACCTTCTCCAGTTCTCGGAACGTCTCGGCGCACTTCGCCGCGTTCACCTTCACGGTGCCAGCGAGGCGAATGGCGTACTTGTCGGACTTGAACCCGGCGGGCAACGCGAACGCGCGGTCGGATCGCACCTGCTTGGTGAACTTCAGCGTGTCGCCGACGTAGAGCATGAAGAGGAGTTGGTCGGCGGAACCGGACGGGATGTCCGGCAGATCGACGCCGCCGATCTCCAGTTCGCCGAGGTCCGTCATCGCGCTCGCGACCTCGTAGTCTCCCGACGCCACGAGCGCCTCGTTCGCCGCGATGGCCGCCTCCACCGCCGCGTCTAGCGCCGCCTGCTCGCTCTCCGACAGCGTGAAGTCGGCGTCCACCTTCGCCGCGCCGAGGTTCATCGGCTTGGGCACCACGAAGAGCTTCGACATCCAGTCGAACGAGATGAACGGGCTATCCTCCGAGTCCCACTCCACGATCTCGTTGTCGATCACGAGGTAGAGCTTGCCGTTCGACGGGTCGCCGTAGAGCGCGTCCGCGCGCTTGTTCACCGCCACGACGGATGCGAACTCCGCCTTGTCGATCACGATCATCTGACGGATGCCGCTGCCCGGGTCGTACGAGAAGACGTATCGCCCGCCGTACGCGGCGGCGATGATCGTCTCCGGGTTGATCTCGCGCCACTCTTCCAGCGTGTACAGCCCTTCGGTGGCGAGGCTGGATCCCGTGCTGCCGATCAGCGCCAGCCCTTGCGGGCACGGGTACACGACGCCGAAGCCGAGCGACACGATGCCGCGCTTGGACAGGCACGGCCACGGCTGATCCACCTTCGTGAGCGACATCGTCGAAGGATCGACGCCGGAGGAGACGTACGGGATCCCCTCCGTCGCGACGAGCACGCTCGTGCCGAACACGCCGAGGCCCACGATCTTGTGGTTCGTCGTGTCGCGGTACGCGTTCGGCCACGCGTACGGCTTGTACACCTCGGAGAAGCAAAGCTGGTTGCCGTCGAATCCGACCATCGCGCCGCTCGGGTGCTGGCACAGACCACGAAGGCCGACCGGCGGCATCGGCCAATCGGTTGACGGGAGAACCTCGCCTGCCACGGTGTTCCCTGCGACGGTCGTGCTCGTGGTCGCCACAGAAACCTGCTTCACGTATTGGTACTCCGTGCCGCTCGCCGTCGTCTCCGTCCAGTAGATGTTCTTCATCATGCTGGTCGTGTTGTGCGGCGCGGTCTTCGTCACCGTGCCGGCGCTCGCGTACGCGCCCGGGTCCGAGGTGACGGCGTACTTGATGGACCCCGCGGCAAGTTCCGTGATGACTGCGCTCGCCGTGTTGTACCCGGCCGGCGACACGCCCGAGACGCTGATCTCCTCGCCCACGCGCAGGCCGAAGGTCGATGCGACGGTGATGGTGGCAATGCCGCTCGCCCACGATCCGCCCGTCGTCGCGAACGTGTTCGCTGGCGCCACGTCCATGCTGTTCACCGTCCACGTGCCATCGACCTTGCCGGTCGTGACCGCGCTGGCCGGAGAGGGCTGCGACTCCTCGCCCCACTGCGTGACGAACGTGTAGACGAACGCCCTGCTGATCGCCGCCCCAACGCCGCCCGCGTGCGACGCGCCCGGGGCGGTGGCTGGCGGGAAGACGCCGAGCACGTAGAAGTCGTCCGGGTACGGCGCCGCGCCCGTCGCCATCGCGAGGTTCGTGACGCGCGGCTCGTTGTCCCCGGTGTAGTAGGTGCGGTACGTGGTGTCGCCGGCAATCGGGCCGCGCACCGCATCCACGTCCACGTCCCACGTGAGGAAGTATTCGTCCGTGCCGTTGTAGATGCGGTGCATCGCAACGGTGTCGATGACTGGCAGGTAGATCGTCTTGCAGTCGTGCAACGGCACGAGCACGCCGGATGTCAGTCGCGCGCCGCTCGCGATCTGAGCCTGAGAGTCCTGAAGCAGCCGCTTGCTCGTGCGCGGCACCATTCCCGCAAACGAGTTGACGGCGATGGCGGTCAAGCGATCAGCCCTTCTCGATGTTGGCGAACGGGCGGATCGAGAAGTGGCACGCCTTCGATCCCGGGTAGACATCGAACGTCGGGAGCGCGAGCCTGTAGTTCTCGGAGTCCACGCCGTAGCGCTTGAAGCCGATGTAGCCGGCGCGGTTGAGCAGCGGCCACTTCCACGCGATGAACGGCATCCACGAGAGCTTCAGGCGAACGAGGATCGCGGGCACCTTCGGCCCGAACCACCCGTCCGGGTCCATGAACGGATCGCAGTAGTCGCCGCTGTAGACGCGCGCGACGAAGCACCGCCCATTCGGCTCCAGCACCGGATCGTCGAGGTCGCGCTCGGGATCGTTCCTGTAGACGACGTTGACCTGCATCGCCCCTCCTACAGCTTGACCATCACGTTGAGGAACAGCGACGGCTGCATGTTCGGGTGCGAGCCGCCGCTGCCGCCGTCGTTGTTGGTCGTGAAGGCGTGTTGGTGGTTCTGGTTCTGGCCGTAGGTGGTGCCGCCACGAGTGCCGGAGAAGATGCTCGTGCCGCCAACCCACGACAGGCCCTCGCCGTCGCTGCGCCACGCGACATCCGGCAGGTTGTGGTCGTGCGACGCGTTCTCGCTGCCCGTCGTCCCCGAGTGCTGGTGCGGCGGGATCTGCGCCGTGGTCAGCGTGTGGGTCTCCGTGCCGAGGTACTCCGCCAGCGCTCGCGCGGTAAGGCTGGAGCCAGAACCCGCCACCGCGAGCGCGCGGCCGAGGGTGCGCGGAAGGGTGATCGTCTTGTGGGCGGCAAAGTCCGCTGCCGCGCTCGCGCCGCGCCCGGTGCTCACTGGACACCACGCGTTCGTCGTGTTGTTCCACAACAGCGTGTACAGCGCCTCGGTGTCCGCGTTCGCGCGCCCGGTCGCACCGCTCGATGCGTCGCCGATGGTCTTGTCGTCCATCAGCACCCACCCGGCGTCGGCCGTGGTCTTCAGCGTGAGCTTCACGTCCCCCGTGGTGAAGATGCCTATGAGCGAGGCGAGCGCCGAGATGTCGGCCAGCGCGATGAGCGAACGACCGAACGAGGTCAGCGTCGCGAGCGCGGCGGCGGCAGCGCCCGTGAAGTACGGCACCTTGTCCGCGGCCGGCGTGAGCGCGGCGATGGCCTTGTTCGCGGCGGCGAACGGCACTTCGTCGAGCGCCACCTTCGTCATCGGCACGTAGAAGATGTCGTTCGCGGCCCACGTCTGCGCGGTCGTGCCGTCGAGTCCGCGGCCGGAGGCGGCGATGGTGAACGAGTCGGTCGAGCGCGACTCGATCTTCACGATCTCGTACGCGCTCTTCGCGGAGTTCGTGAAGACGCCGTAGAAGTATTCCCCCGCGCCGGGGTTCGGGAAGAGCGCGCCCTTGCCGGCGGCGACGGAGAAGCTCAGGCCGCCCGTGCCGGACGGCGGGCTTGCGACGGTCGCGCGCGCGAAGTTCGACCAGAGGAGTCCCATGTCACCTCACCTTGTGGCAAACGGTTGTGCGGGCCGGCATGCGGGTGCGGCCGAGGGCCTGACGCCACGCGGCCTTGCTCACGCCGCCCTCGTAGTCGGCGGCGTACTTCTGCGACATGTCGCGATCCGTCCACGGCTTCTTGCCCATCGCCATGAGGTTCGCCTTGACGCCTGCCGCGATGGTGTCGTGGTGCCGCGTCACGAGGAAGTTCGGCACCTGCGTTGCGTCCGGCGCCGTCGCCATGATCGACTCGATCACGAGTCCGCTCGCGAGGTCGGCGTTCGGGATCGGATAGAGCAGCACCTCGTCCTCGTCCACCACGACGACCGCCTCCGGCTCTCCGGTCTTCGTGCGCCAGCCCTCGAAGGTCGGGTCGCTGTCGATCTGCTCCACCGTGAACACGTCGAGCTTCTTGCCGTTGTACTCGGCGTAGCGCACCTCCATGAAGAGCGCCGTGCTCGCCGGGGTGACGACGTACGTCGCGTCGCCTTCCACCACGTCGAGCGTCGTCGTCTCGCGCCACAGCCGCGTACGCATGCAGAAGTCGTTGCAGACCGAGAGGATCTCCTGATCCACGAGCGTGCGAACGTAGCCCGGGATCTCGGGGAGGATGTGGTCGTAGAAGCCGTCGAGATCGACGAGCGTGTAGGTGATCTGCGGCATCAGGCGATCACCTGCGCCATTGCGCGCTCGATGAGCGCACCGACACGGCCGGAGTCCACGTGCTCGTCATCCTTCGTCTCCGCGAGCGCCGTGATGATGTCGGCCACGGGCTTGAGGTACATCTGGTGGATCGGCCACGCAGCATCGGCGGCAAGCTCGCCAGTCGGCTCGTTGTCCCACTGGCCGTGCCACAGGTGCGGCGCTCGGTTGAAGACCATCAGCAGCGCCGCGTTCGCGTGCTTCAACATGTCGGGGTCCGAGTTGCGATAGCCGTCGCTCTCGGTGTCGTTCAGGTCGATGCGCGCGAGGTCAATCGCGCTGCCGATGGTGAGCGCCATGTCAGTCGATGCCGACGATGCTCGTGGCGGTGGAGGTGGCGCGCACGTGCGTCACGGCGATGGGGAGCAGCGTGCCGGCCGGAACGCCCGTGAACGTCACGTCGGCGTCGTCGGCCTCCATCCGGACCACGAGGTCGCCGGCACCGCCGACCCACACCGCGCGCGTCACGCGAGTCACGGGGTTCGAGGCGTGCGGCGTGATCGCGAATCCGCCGCGGGCCGGGGCGATGTCGCCGAATCCTGCGCGCTTGAACTTGTCGGGCATGGTCTCTCCTTACACCGGCACGTTGCCGGTCGGCAGTTGAACGGGGATAGCCTGCACCGCGCCGGGCGGCGGCGTCTCGCCGTCGAGCACGGCGACCTTCACGTGGCCGCCCACCACGGCGAGTTGATTCCCGGGGAACGCGCGCTGGTGCTGCGCGCGCAGCGCTTCGAGGTCGGCGCCGGCTTGCGGCACCCAATACGTCGTGTAGTTGGTCATGGTCACGCCATCGGATAGGGAAGTGCGGGAGGGGTGAACGCGCCCGTATAGCGGCGCACGCCTTTCGTCCAGCGGAAGCCGGCGACTTGTCCGTTGAAGTCGAAACCACCGAGAGCGCTCCAACCGCCGATAGCAAGAGGACGCGAGGAGTCCGGCGGCATGTTTGCTGGCGTCGTGCTGCCAGCAACCGCGCCGTCATAGAACGTGGTGATGGTCGTGCCATCGCTGCAAACGGCGATGTGGTGCCACGCGTTCGCCGCTACGTTGTCAGCAATCGTCACGGTATAGCCGGAGCCGCTAAGAGCCGTGTCTCCGATCCATTCAAACTTGCCGAGTGTCGTTCCCGGCGACCACGACAGATATTGGCTGTGCTGCGCACCGACCGCCCATTGGTTCCAGATCAACTTTTGCCCTGCCACGACAGACGCGGGCCTGACGTATGCCTCTATCGTCCACGCGCCAGCGTTCAGCACCCAATCGGAGGAGTCCGGCGTTTCGTCGTAGTCGCCCGCGCCATCGAATAGGCGCGAGGAGGCAAGTCCAGTCGGCGGATTCGAGGTAGAGTTCTGCGCGTTCCCCGTGGGCGTGAAGATGTGCCCCTTGCCATCCACCAGCGCAGTCGTACCGTTGGCGAACGGCTGGTTGTAGAGGAGCGCAACGACGTTCGCCCAATACGGGTCGGTCTGCCCGTCTGTCGTCGGTAGCGGGAACGCGGGCGGAGTGAAGCCTGCGCTGTGTCGCCCGACACCGTTCGTGTAGCGCACGCCCCAAACGGATCCGTTTACGCCGCTCGATCCATCCGTGCCGATGCCGACGCCCATCTGCGCGCCGAGGGCGTTGATGTTCGTCGCGTCCGCGACCTCGGTGCCGAGCTTCACGCCGTTGATGAAGTGGTAAATCTTCCCGCCGACCCGCGTGATCTCGATGTGGTAATCGACGCCGGCGCTTGGCGACCACGTTTGGTCAACGATCACCGAGGCGTTGTTCATCACGACGCGCAGCTTCCCGGCGCCAGAGTTCCACGCGACGTACAGGTTGCCGACACCGAAGTTGTCGCCGCATCCGAACAGGTATTGCGTGCCTGATACGGACGCGAAGCGAACGAATCCCTCGATGGTGAAATCGTTCGTTCCCCAATTAAATTGCGCGCTCTGCGGCGTCAACAGACCATCGCCCGTTCCGTCGAGGGCGAGCTTGCCGGCGCTGATCGCAGCGTTGCCCTGCGCGGTCCACACGCGCCCCTTCGCGTCGGCTAGGCTGGAGTTCAGTTGCAGCAACGACACCACGCTCGCCCAATACGGGTCGGTCGCCACGCCGCCGCCGCGGCGCGCAATAACCGGCGAGATGCCGATCCCGTTCAGCACGTCAGCCGCGCTCCCGCATGTTCGACACGATCTTCTGTCGCATCTGCGGCGCCGTCATCTTCGAGGGGTCGAGTTGCTCCCCGAAGTTCACGGAGTTGTAGCGCGCCATGTCGCCCTTCGTCATGTACGCGAGCGCCGGCAGCGGCGGCTCGAAGTCCTTCTTCACGTGGTAGTTGCGCTCGCGTTTCTTCGGCTCGATGGGATCCTTGTTCCGAGCAACCACCGGACGCGCATCGCGGTACACGTCGTCGTGGTAGAGCATGAACGGCGCCACCTCGCGCGGCACCTCCTTCACCTCGCCGCGCTTCGACCACGTGCCCGTGTCGAAGAGGCTGTCGGTGTAGGGGGCGCTCTTGCCGACGTAGCGGATCTTCACAGTGTCCATGCGTTGCTCCGAAAAAAGACCCTCCGGCACTGGACCGGAGGAGCCTTGAGGGCTGCGTTGTGCAGCGTACGGGGCGCGGCGTTCACTGGCCGCGCCCTCTCCGGGTGGCCCGGTTTACTTCACGCCGACGTTGCGGCCGAGCGCCTGCGCGTACACCGTGCCGGCAGCGAACGTCGCCGCGGCGGCCGAGACGGTGATGTCGAGGTACACGTCCTGCTCGAACTTCTTCGGCGTGAACTTCGCGAACACCTTGCCGCCGTTGGCGGCTTGCAGCGTGGTGTCGCCGGCCGCGACGAAGTAGTCGTCGTCCGCCACCAGCGAACCGTCGCCCGAGTTCACGGGCGTGTAGCCGATCTTGACCGCGAGCAGCGGGGTGCCGTTCGAGTCGAGGTCGTCGTTCGCGAGGATGATGGCGCTCACCTCCGAGCCGGCCGGGATGATGCAGGGCCGGATCACGTCGTTGAGCGCCGCCGCCGAGGGCGCCACCTTGCCGTGCGCGATGTTCGCCTCGCCGTACTGGCCGAGGTGCTTCGGCTTGGTCAGCAGATCGCTTGCGCTGTGGGTCGTCATGTGTACTTCTCCTTACGATGTTCGGGGGATGCCCGATTACTGCGATTTCGTGGGTGCCCGGCCGACCGCTAGATCGGCCGAGCGGTTGTCGCTTGCGCTTAGGCCGCGACGGTGGCGTCCACCACCATGACGCCGAGGTCGGTCGGCTCGAAGTTGCCGCTGCCGTCCGGGATCGAGAAGCGCACCTTCGCCTTCCCGTTCATCACGTCGCCCGCCGCCTCGAAGTTCCGCTCGAAGTTGTAGCGGCGCTCCATGAACGACGCGTACCAGTCCGAGGACTGATTGCGGCCGTACACATTGGCGAGGGCCTGCGCGCCGAGCAGCAGGCCGCGCTCGACGTAGTACGACGACGTGATCGCCCCGGCGATGGACTGCGAGGACTCGGCCGCCGTCAGGCGGTTGGCCGAGGTCACGATGTTCGTGGACTGGCCGGTGGTGAAGCGGATCGCGCGCGGCATCTTGCGCACGAGGATCCCGTTCCACATGCCGACCTCGCCCTTGAACAGCGGGTGCTTCGAGCCGTAGCTTGCGCGGTTCCACGCGTTCTGCTGGAACGCACGGACATTCGCGTTCGACGTGGTGTCCGCCAGCAGCGACGCGTACATCTTCGGCGAGACGAGGAACATGTACATCGGCTCGTCGGCCGCGGCCGGGTCGTCGGCGATCTTGATCGGCTGGAGCGGGTACTCCATGTCGTCGATGATCTCGCGCAGTTCGTCGAGGTGCGACAGCTTGAGCACGTCGGTGGTGGCGATGGAGCCGAGTTGCGCTCCGCCCTGCGTGAGGCCGGCGCCGTTCACCACGTAGTGCCGGTTGTACGACGGCGCCAGCACGTCGTTCACCATGATGTCGGCGAAGTCGGCGTCGGACTGGAGCGGAACGACCCAATCGTTGCCCTGCTGGAAGCCGCGGGCGCCCGCGAGGTGCACGAGCATCTGCTGCGTCTCCAGACGGGGGAAGTAGCCCATCAGGTTCGCCATCGCGAGGCCGCGAAGCTGGTGCACGGTGCGCTGCTGCGTCATCTTGCCGCCCGCGTCGATCACCTTCGTCATCAGGTTGATCTTCGCGTCCTTGCTCGACCACGTGAGCTTGTCGCCCTTGCCCTCGGCGTTCACGTCGCCCACCATCGGCTTGCCACCGATGGTGTTGAACATGTCCATCGACACGGTGTCGCCCGCCGTCTTCGACAGGTCGGTCACTCGCACGACTGGCATGTCCGGGCTGGACTGGCCCTTCAGCTTCGCCTCGGCAGCGGACTGCTTCGGCGCTTCGCCGGTCATGTTCTTGAGCAGCGAGTTCGCACGCTGCGTCACCGCGAAGAGCGCGACCGAGTAGCTCTTGACGGCGATGGATGCCCCGTTGGGGACGCTGGTCTGCATGGTGTTCTCCTAGAGTGGTTTCGGGTTGTTGTGCTCTAGGGTCGCGTGACGGACGCGTCCTACTCCGGCTGCTGCTCCAGCGCCGCCAAGATCGCGAACGGATCGTTGACTCCACGATCCATCAGGCGGTTGATCGCCTGATCCGCGTCGTAGTTCGACAGCGCGCTGATGCCCTTGCTGGTCGTAGGAGAGGCTCCACCCGGAAGATCCGAGAGCGTCATGGGAGACGCGCCCGGCTTCGCTTCGGAGCCTGCTTTCACGTCTTTCGCCGGATCCGTCTTCGGAGCCGGAGGAGGCTCGGCGGGCTTCGCGCCCGTCTTCACCTCGGTCTTGATGTACTGCGGCGGAACCTCGATTGCGCCCACCTCGGCGGTGAGTTCTTCCACCACCTTCTCGAACCGCTTCGCGAGCGTTGCGTTGCGAAGCGACGGCAGGTTGCTTTCCCGAAGAGCCTTGTCGATCTCGATGGCCCGCTCGTACAGGTCGGGCTTCTCGGTCTTGATGTAGAGGAGCGTCGGGATCGACTCGATGGCCTCGTTCACCACCTGCGCCGCCGTCTTCGTCTCGACGGCAACGCGCTGTTCACGCTCGGCGCGGAGGTCTTGCACGGTGTCCGCAAGCGCTTGCAGCTTGGTGATGATCGCCTTCATCGGCGCTCCGACCTCGGGCACCTGCTCGGCGAGTGCTTCCGCCTGTGCCGTGAGATCGGCGATCTCCGTCTCGGTCGCGGCGTTGCCGCCCTTGTCGTCGCCCTTCTTGGTCAGGGATTCGACTTGCGCCGCCAGTTCCGTCGCACGACGCTCGGCTTCCGCGCGAGCAGCGCGCTCCTTCTCCAGCACCGCGTAGGGCAGGACGTGCTTGTTGTCCTTCGCAAGCACGCCATCGACCTTCTCCCTGCCCGCTTCCGCGTCGGCCTGCGCCTTCGCCTGCGCGTCGGCTTGCGCCTTCGCATCGGCATCGGCCTTCGCCTTCGCTTCCGCGTCGGCCTTCGCCTGCGCATCGGCGTCGGCTTGCGCCTTCGCATCCGCCTCGGCTTTGGCCGCCGCATCCGCCGCCGCTTTCGCAGCGTCGTCGCCGTCCGTCAGCTTGCCGTCGTCCGCTGGATCCACGTACGTCGCATCGCCCGTGGGGGCGGTGCCAGCGTCGAGGAGCGCAGCAATCTCGGCGGGGTCTTCGGGAAGGCTTGCGGGGTCTTTGTCAAGCAGTTGTTGGAACGACATTCCTTCTTCGGTGGTTGCCACGTTTCCCTCTATCGACTCAGGAGTGCGTACCGGATCGGCCGGGACCGTCACGCGATTACGCGCACGTGAGCGCGCACCCTCTATCGCTCGGGTGAAGCGAACTTGATCTGTGTGGTCCGGCAGCGCCGGCAACGAGGCGTGTCGCTACTCACGCATCACGCGGTGCCGAGCACGCGCGGGCATGGCTTTCTGCTACTCGTTGCCGGAGCCGTACTCCGGGTTCAGTCTTCGATCAGCAGCGCGGCGATCACCGCGGCGATCTGCTCGTCCTCGGCGTCGCGCGCCGCCTTCGCGATAGCCTCCGCCGCAATCTCGGCGGAGCGCTGCGAGGCTTGGAGCACGTCGATGCCGACGCGTGGATCTGCCGGCGCACCGCCCGGCTCCGCAACCTCGGCCGCGACACGAGGAGGAGGAGGAGAAGCGACCTCGGCGCGGGCCGGGGGTGCAGCCTTCGGCGCAGGCTTCTCGTAGAGATGCTTGCCGTGCGCCCGTTGTCTCTCGAAGAACTTCTCGTCGTCGTCGGGGCCGCCCGCGCTTCCGGTCTGGATGCGCGTGATGAGCGCGACAACGTCCTGCGCGATCTCCGTCTCGGTCGCGATGCCGAGCGCCACGATGGTCGCCACCGACCTCGTGATCGTCTGCGCGGTATCCGACTCGCTCGCCTGCCCGAGGGCCTTCGCCTTCAGCGCCGTGATCGGCTGCGCGGTCTCCGTCTCGACCGCCTGCGCGACGCCCTTCGTCTTCGTCCGTGCAAGCGCTTGTGCGGAGTCGGTCTCCGTCGCCTGCACGAGCGCGCGCGACTTCAGCGCCATGATCGCCTGAGCAGCGTCGGTCTCGGTGGCCTGCGCCACGGCCTTCGACTTCACGCGCGTGATCGCCTGCGAGGAGTCGGTCTCCGTCGCCTGCGAGAGCGCCTTCGTCTTCGTGCTCGCGAGCGCCTGAGCGGTGTCGGTCTCCGACGCCTGACCGAGCGTCGCCGAGATCCCCGTCTTGCGCGTGATCGCCTGCGCAGTGTCCGTCTCGCTCGATTGCCCGAGCGCCACCGTCTTTCGAGCCGTGATCGCGAGCGCAGTCTCCGTCTCGCTCGCCTGACCCACGGCCTTCGTCTTCACGCGCGCGATGCTCTGCGCCGTATCCGTCTCGCTCGCTTGCGCGACGGCCTTCGTCTTCACTCGCGCAACAGCTTGCGCGGTGTCCGTCTCCGACGCTTGGACGACTAGGCGACGATTCGGGTTGACCGAGATCGCCTGCGCGGTGTCGGTCTCGCTCGCCTGCCCGAGCGATGCGGAGATCCCGGTGGATGGGTTCTCCGCTGGCAGGAAACCATCGGTGTCGAGACCGCCGTCAGCGGCCGGGCGCTTGAACGACAGCGGGTTCCACCGGATGCCCCGCAGGAACTGGCGGATCACGAGCGGCCCTTACTCGCTGACGACCGTGACCTGCCCGCTGTAGTTCGTCGCCGTCGTCGCCGGCTTCGGGAGTTCGAGGAACGCGAGCGCCGCATCGTCGAGGATCGTCGTCAAGTTGAACGCGGTGTTCACGCCATCCACCGGGCACGCGAGGTTCGCCGCCGGGCACGGGAACACCGCGATGGGATGGCCGATCACCGCGTCGAGCGTGCCCGTCGCCACCGCAGCCGAAAGCTGCATCTGCGTGAGCGCCTTGATGCCCACGTCGCCAGCGGCGAGCGGGATGAACCAATTGCCCACCGCAAGATCGACGCCGCCCACCACGCACGCCGACACGCCCGCGAGCGTCTGGATCGCCGTGCCGTTGTGGTTCAGGTTCTTGCTAGTCGTGCCGGCCTGATTCGTGTACGTCCACACCGCCGTCGAGGCCGCCGTGATGTTGTGCGCCGTCGCCGCGAGCACCGTCGTCGGGTTCGAGACCGTGATGAAGTTGCCGCCCGCGTATTCGACATCCGTCGTCGTCGCGCTCTGGTAGCGCGTCGGCACGCCGGTCACTGCCTCGGTCGTGGTGCTGTTCATCGTCTTCGCGACACTGAACAGGCGGTCGTACAGGAGGAGCGAGTTGTTGATGACGCTCGCCGTCACCCACCCGGACGCGAAGTGGTTCGAGTCCGTCGTCACGCCGTTGCGATAGCCCGGGATCGGCCCGGTGTCGGCGGAACTCCACGCCTTGCCGCCCGGAGCGCCGGAGCCGGCCGCGCCCGCACCCGGGAATCCGCCGCGCATCCAGAGATCGTTCGCGTTGCCGACCGCGTTCGACGCGACGCCGGTCTTCTGGAACCTGTAGTCGTACGTCTTGCCCGGGTTCGACCCCGCCGCCACCAGCGCCGAGAGCGACGCGAAGGCGTGCGCCCTGCGGTCCATCCTCGCTCGCAGCGCCATGTCCTGCGCGATGCGGTGAGCGGCGAGCTTCGCGCGCTGCTCGCGCTGCCAGCGCGCGACCGTGGCCTCGGCCCGGTCGAAGGCGGACATGAACGAGCCGCCCTCGATCTTGCCGGCGAAGTCGCCACCCGGCATGCAGTACACGCGGCCCGGCACGCCGTGCAGCGCGACCGGCCAGTAGAAGTTGCGCATCTGCCGCGAGATCGTCGCGACGTGCTCCTCGCCGAGCCAGCGCGCAAGCTGGCCCGAGTGCGTGGACTTGCCGCGGCTGTCGGCTAGTCGATGCACGGACCCACCCACGTCTCGGGGTTCTCGGACGGCACCCACTGCCCGTCCACCATGCGCGCGCACGGCTCGCCGACGCCTTCCTTGTTGAAGCCGATCTCCTTCTGGCAGTTGGCGCACGAGAAGACCACGTCCTGCTCGGTCTCTCGCAGCACCGTCCAGTTGTGCGCGAGCGGCATCAGGCCGCCCGGAAGAAGCCAGCCGCCGCGATCTGCGCGGTGATGTCGGAGCCGTCCGGAGTCACCACGAAGTCGTGCGCGGTGAGCGGGATGATCGCCGAGTCCGTGCCGCCGGTCGTGTCCGGGTCGTACGCGATCACGATCTTCGACCAGCCGTCGCCAGCCGCCACCGCCGACCACGTCTGGTCCGGGATGTCCACATCCATGCGGTCGTTCGTGTCGTCCGGCGCGATGGCCGCGATGTCGGCGTCGGTGAGCGTCTTCCTCGCATAGCCCGAGTTCGTCACCTCGTTCGTCGTGCCGGACACGAGCGCGGCCACATCGTCCTTGTCGAGGAGCGTGGCGTCCGACTCCAGCCCCGAGGTCGCGAGCACGAGCATGATGAGCGCGGAGTTCGCCGGGTCGTTCGACTTCACCCGGTTCACGTACTCGGCCACGCGGCCCTTTGCGATGTTGAAGACGAAGTTCGCCATGATCTCTCCCGCTTACGTGTTCTTCTTCGGGCCGACCTTCACGGTGCGCGATTTGCCGCCCACCGTCTTCGTGCCGACCCACGTGTCGCCGACCTTCTTGATCTCGATCTGCGCCTCTTCCGGCTCGCGCGTCTCTGCGTCCGCCATGCGCGCCACGGCCTCGGCCACCGCGGAGTTCGAGCGCTCCACTGCGGCAGCCACCTTCTCCAGCGCCTTGCCCGCTGCGCCCGTGGCGTCTACCACGATGGGCTGCGACTCCTTGCGCTCGCTGCCTTCGCGCTTCTCCTCGCGGCGCTCGGCATCGGACACGGCGCGCTCGACCCTCTTCTCGACGCCGGCCACGAGCTTCTCGGTCTTCGCGGACTGCACCTCGATGCGCGTCGCCATCTCCTCGCGCAGCTTGGCGAGTTCCCCGGCGAGGGACTCGACCACCTTCTCCTGCCGCGCGTTGATCTCGGCCACGTCTCGGTCGCGCTTGGCCTCGATCTCGGCGATCTCCTTCTCGATCTCGGCCTTGCGGATCTCGGCCTCGCGCGAGCCGGCGTTCGCCTTCAGCGTCGCCACCGCCTTCGCGAGTTCGCCGATCAGCTTCGTCTCGCGTGCGGCTGAGTCGGAGCGCACCTGCATCAGTTCGGCGGCGAGCCTGTCGATGCTCTCGCGCGACGCCATCTCCATGTCGCGGATGCGCTGCTCGTACTCGCCGCGGGCGCCGTCCAGTTCGGGGTTCCCCGCGCCAATCGTGCGCGCCTCGGCCATCACCTTCTCGGCCTCGGCGTTCAGCTTGTTCACCTTCGCCTCGCGCTCCCTCAGTTCCATGAGGATGCCTTCGCGCTGGATCTGCTGCATCTCGGCCATCGCCTGCTGCTGCTGCGCCTCGGCGGCCCTCTCCTCCTCGGGCGTGCGCGGGATCGCCTGACCCATCGTCTTGCGCAGGGTGTCGGCGATCTTGCGGCGGTCGCGCAGGTTGCTCGCCTCCATGATGAACGGCGCGATGGCGGCTTGCAGGTTCGGCGGCAGGCCCTTCGTGAGTTCGGCCAGCATCGTGAACTGCTGCTCGCGGTACGACGCCGAGGACTGCACGTCGTCCAGCGACACCTTCAGGCGCGCGGCGGCGACGTTGTTCTTCAACTGCATCACCGCCTGCTCTTCCGGCGTGGCCTGCATCGCAGCCTGCGCCTCTGGAGAGTTCGCGGCGACGCGCTGGTTCAGAGAGATGACGCGCTTGCGACCCACCTCGCCCACAATCACCTGCACGGGCTGGCCGATCATGTCGTCGCGGATCAGGTCGAGGAGCCGCTCGCCCACGAGCCGGCGCGCGAAGCGGTAGTTGTCGTTGATCTCCGCCAGCGCCGTCATGCCCTGCTCGACGAGCGAGTTGATCGCGCTCGCCGCGGTCGTCGAAGAGTCGCGCCCGAGCATGGCGTTGAACACGCCCACCACCTGCTGCGCCGACTGCATCGCGTCCTGAAGCACCTTGAACTGCGCATCGGCGAGAGCGAGGTTGTCGTCGATGTTGAAGCCGTCCTTGTTCAGGCGGCTGCGGTTCAGGAACACGACGGCGTCCGGGCGCGCGAGTTCGTCGAGCAAGTCCTGCGGCGACTGCATCTCCAAGTCGAGCGCGTCGGAGTCCATCACGACGCGCTTTGCGCCGAGCAGCCACATCATCTTCTGGAGCCGCGCGTTCACCTCGTCCTGCGGCGTGAGCATCGCGCGCACGAGGCCGTATGGCACGCCCGTGCGATCCTCGCGGTAGCCCCAAAACGGGACGTACGGCAGGTAGCGCTTCTTCACCGGGGCGTCCATCAGCTTGTGCGGCCCGGCCCACAGCGACATCGCGAGCTTCGAGTAGACCGCCAGTTGCGGCCGGAGCAGCCCGCGCGAGATGAGCGCGAGGTGCAGCGGGTTCTGCACGCTGATCTCGATCACCTCGCCGTTGGGCGACTTCGCGACGTAGCCGCGCACGAAGCGGCGATACCACGTCTCGTACAGGCAGATGCGCTCGCGCTCGAAGTTGCGCCACGCCTCGTAGTCCTCGAAGGCGTAGCCGCGGTCCTCTTCGAGCGACTGCCCGAGATCCATGCCGCGCTGCGCCTGAATGAGTTGGTACTGGAGCGGGTCGCCGAGCGACGCCTTCAGGATGTCGTGGTGCTGCGGGAAGTACGCGCAGACCTGATCCACGTCGTACCAGCGCTTGCGGAGAAGGAAGCCAGAGTTCGAGAGGTCCGGCGTCTGGTCGCGCCAGTCCCACCACATCTCCCGGCGGTGCGTGTTCATCACGCGGTACGGGTACGAGAACGGATCGTTCGAGCGCGACACCTCGACCCATCCGAGACCGGCCTTGATCTCTCCGGCGTACGCGTCGGCGCAAGCCCTGTCGGCACGGGCCTCGCGCTCGGCCTCGTGCAGCTTCTCGCTCATCGCCTCGGCCACGTCCTGCATCTCGTCGCCATCGGCGGACACGATCCAGTCGGTGCGGGTCTTCGCCTCCATGCCGAGCACCACGTTCACCAGCGGCGCGGTGATGTTGCGCTGGATCGGACCCATGCCCTTCCGGTCGAGCGCCGCGAGCGTGTCCCCGTCGAGTTGGTTCCCGTCGTAGTAGTCCACGCACTTGTCGGCCATGTTCCGCCACGAGGGCTGGAGACGGCACTCGTTCACGATCTTCGACATCTGCGCGAGCGACAGGCCCTTCTCCACCACCCTCGCGCCGGCCTCCTGATACGAGGCGATGTCGCTGACGACCGTCATGTCACCCACGAGTCGCGTTCCCGTTCATCAGGATGGACGAGATGCGTACCTGCCCGAGCGCGAGCGTCACGAGCGTGTCGCGCGGCGAGGTTTCGCCGTAGCCGTGCACCGAGATCCCCTCGCTGTCCGAGCGCATGACGAGCGCGATCTCCTGCACCCGACCGTAGCGACCGTCCTCGATGGCTTGCGCCATGCGGCGCAGCATCTCGGGCACGTCTCGCAGGTTGGAGCGCAGGCCGATCACCTCGGCAAGCGGGCGGACAGGGATGTCGGACATCAGGTCTCCTTCTACGGCGAGCGCCGAACCACTGCGCCCACGATGTCGAAGCGCTCATCGAGAGGCGGCAGAGCGGCAAGATCCACCGCCGCATCACGAGCGATCTCGAAGTGGTAGCTCTCGATGAAGCCGGCGCGGTAGTCGTCCTGCACGATCCCCACGATCTCGTCGTTGAGCGGGATCTCGGCGCCGAAGCCAGCCACCACCTGCACCTCGCGCTCGAACCGCCTGCCGTGGACGAACTCCTCGGCAGGGAACGCCACGACGAGACGCACGCCGGCCCACTTCCCGATCTCGCCACGGAACAGCGTGGCAGTCGGCTCGGCCGCATGCTCCGCCGCCGCCGCAACCGCTGCCGGCAGCGATGCGCTCGCGGAGAGCGCTGCTGCCGCCAGCAAAAAGCCGCGGCGGTTCACGGCGCGATGTCCTTTGCGGACTCGCGCGCCAGCCCGGGTTCGACCGCGCCGTGGGAGAACTCCGGCGCCGCCGGCGCCGCGACCTCCGAGATCGGCATCGTGAACATGGACGCGGTATGGGATTGCGAGCGCAGCGCCTCCTCGGTCTTCGCCGCCTGCCCCTTCTGGTACGGCATCCACTCGCAGCGGGGTTCGGCGGCGACGTACACGTCGCTCTCCTGCACGAGTCGCACCGCGCCGCGAGCGTGCGGTTTCCCGGAATGGTCGTGCACGATCACGTTCACGAGGCGCTCGTGGTGCACGAACACCACCTGCGCCATGAAGGGCTGCGAAGCGCTCGCCAAGCGCATGCCGCCGACGATGTCGGCCGCGCTCGGCCAGTACCAGACCACGCGTCCCACGGTCGGGACGATCACCTTGCTTTCCATGTTCACCTCTCCTCGTTGTGACGGACTCGGATGAGGCCGTCGAATCACGGCTGCGCGCTCGTCGTGCCGTTCGTCCACGGCACCGCAGCGGCGACGTTGCTCTTCCCGCTGGCGTAGCGCGAGATCGGGCCGTACGGGGTCTGCACGCCGACCGCGTTCGAGTTCGGATCGAATCTGCGCGCCTTCGGCTCATTCAGCTTGTCGAGCGCGTCGGCGAGACCGGAGACGCGCTCCTCGCGATTCCTGCGCCGGGCTTCGAGGCGCGGCCCGATGTAGGCCGAGTACACCTCGCCCACCAGCAGGACCGCGAGAACCCCGAAGACTGCGATCAAGTACCCGCTCACCGGATGATCCCCTGCGCCTGCGCCATGCGGTACGCCATCGCCAGCGCCATCACCTCGTGCACGTACGGCTGCATGTGCCACGCCGGCTCCATCGGCGGGAAACACCGGGCCACGTGCCACGCCAGCAAGCTCCTCGTCATCCTGCTCTCCAGTTCGTCCTGCGATGCGGGTTCAACCTCATCGACGCGCTCGGCGGCAGCGCGGCCTGCAAGAGGCACATCAGCGCGTACCGCGTCGCCGAGATCAGGTCGTCATCCTTCTTCACGATCACGCCGTCCTTGCGGTGGTACAGGCGGTACTCCTCCAGCCACGGCGAGAGCGTGCGGAAGACCTTCAGCTTCGACTCGATGGCGCGGTCCTGAATCACCGCCACGCCGCCTTCGACGCTGCGCCGGCTCTTCTGCGTGTTCTCGGTGCTCGTGCCCGGGTACTCGGGGAACTTCGCGCTCTCCGGCAGGAAGTTGATGCCCTGCGCCCTGTACTGCTTGGCGAGCGCGGGGCCTGCGGCCGTCTCGCTCTCGCCGTCCGCCGGCCACGCGACCGGGATCCACTCGCCCTTCGACCTGAGCACCGCGGCGTGCACCGGCACGAGCGCTTCGCGCGACCTATAGCAGTCGTACACGTACACCGTGTCCGTGTCGCGATCCCACGCCATCCACACCGCGGCGGTCGGGTGATCGAACCCGAAGTCGATGCCCACGATCCTCGGCCACAGCGGCGAGAGCGGGATCGGGTCGATCACGAACTGCTCCTCCGGCACCGTGAACACCCGGCCAGATCCGAGCACCGGCACGCCGTGCACCCGGGCCTCCCTCTCGTGCGCCGGGTAGGACGCGATGATCGCTGCCCTCACGTCCGCCGGAATGTGCTCGGCGTCCTCTATCCCCATCTGCACGAGGTGCGTGCCGGGCACCTTGTCCATGAAGAACCGCTTCGTGACCGTGGACATGCCCTTCAGCGGCGTGTACGTCAGCATCACCGGGCCGAGGGTGATGTTCGTCCGGGTCATCGCTTCGAGGTAGTAGCCCTCATCCGGCTCCTCGTCCATCCAGAACCAGCCAAGCTCCATCGCCTGAATGCGCTCGCGACCCTGATCGTACGAGCGCAGGTACAGCACCGATTCGTCGGCCTGCACGTCGCCGCCACCGCCATGCGCGATACGAACGTGCTCGAACAACCCCTTCGGGCCGTGCGCCGAAGGCACCGTCTCCTTGATCGCGTCCTTCGGCACCATCCCGGTCCCGAGCGTGAACGCCGGGTAGCCGAAGAGGATGCGCTGCAAGCCGTCCCGCGTGAGCAGGCCCGTCTCGCTCGCGCACGCGGCCTGCTGCCCCCTGTGGAAGCGCTTGCCGCGCCACCAATCCGGGTAGCGCCCCGTGAGGTGCATCGCCGCCTCGGCGCCGGCGCTCCACGTGTTGTGCGTCACGATGAAGTCCTTCGTGACGAACGTGCGGGACGGGTGATCCACCGAAATGCACGTTGCGCTACCGGCACCGGCAGGCGTCAGCGAGACCAAGATGCGGTCGGCCGTCACGCGGCGCTCACGAACAGCCGCCGATTTCCTCGGCAACCAGAACGCGCCCGGAAGACTTAGCCGCACACGGAAACTGCGCCCACCGCGCTTCCTCTCACCCTTGTACGTGAAGCTCGTGACGCGGCTCGAAACTCGACACTTTCCGCCAAGGCTGCGGACGAGAAACGCCACGTCGTTCGCCAACCCCTCGGACGACGACGAGAACTCCGAAGTAGCGCCCGCGCTGCCATCCGAATCCATCAGCCCTTGCAGCATCGCAAGCCGCACGCCCGGTGAATTCAGCAGGTACTCGCTCGGCACCCGCTTCTCGCATGAAGCCTTGCCCCACAGACCAAGCCTGCGAATCGCCGCGATCAGCGCGTTGCCGGCCCCTCTTCCGCCCTTCCCGTGCCCCCTGCCGCCGGGAAGCGAGATGCTGTAGTTGCAGCCTCCGTGGTGCCGCACCTCGTACGCGCCACGAACGATTCCGCGCACCCGGTCCACAATCTCCGCGTCCAGCGTCGCGAACGCCACGGAACCACCTCGGAAGCACCCATCCCCGATCAGGAACCCGAGAAGCCACGGATCAACGGGCACCTCTCCACCCTCGAAACGCACCACGGGCGCGGCCGGGATGGTGACGCGCCGCCTCGGCTTGGGCCGCTCGCCGACGCGATCCACAATCTGCGCCGCACTCGACACCGACCATCGCCCGAAGTTCGGATTGCTCTCCGCGCGACCGCGCGACCATCGCTTCGGGAAGCGATCATTCGGCCACTGCACCACCCACAAGTGGTCCCCGCAGCAGAGAATCTCCTCTCCGCAATCGAACGTAGCGCGGTACAGCGGCACCACTCCCTGCGGGTACACGGCGGAAACGCGCGTGATCGAGCCATCGCCAGCGACCACCAGATCGCCCGGCCCAAGATCAGCTATCCGCACCCATCCGCCCGGAGTGAGTACCGGCGTGTCGTCCTGAAGCGCCTTCCCCAATCGGTTGCCGGCAGCGAGCATGCGCTCGCGGTACGTGGCGCCCGCCTCGTGGAACTCGCGCTGCTTCGAGTAAGGCTTGTAGGTCTCCAGCTTGCGCTCGCCTAGCGCGCGCTCGACCTCCCGAAGCAGTTTGACGCGAGCGTCAGGCGGGAGTGCTTGGAGCCACTGGAGATGCTGCGGAAGGCTCATGCTCGATCACTCGTCCGTTCACCATCGAGTCGAGGGCTTGCTGCATCATCTGGAGAACCGGCGCCGGCAGGCCATCGAGCGGGCCTCGAACGAACTTCACCCGCTGCGTGAACATCCCGACCTCCAGCCCCATGAGGTGCAGGGCACGCGTCGCGGCGCGCGGGTCGAAGCCGTACTCCGCCGCCACGCGCCCGTCCTTCGTCTCGACGTACACCTGCTTACCCATCGCGTCGAAGACGGGCTTGGACTGCATGCAGCGCTCGACGACCTCCTTCAGGTTCCCGATGATGTACGCCTTGTCCACGGCCGCCTGCTCCATCGCCTTCGTGACGACGACCGCGTTCGTGTCCACCTTGTGCTCGACGATCTCCTTCACCCGCACCTCGATCTCCGGGTGCATCTTCAGGTAGCGCCCGACGTTCCTCTCCGGGTACTTCGTCTTCGGGTGAAGCTCGCCATACGCCGCTGCGGCCGACTTGCCGCCGGCCATCAGTTGCGCCATGCGCTCGTAGGTTGAATTCTTCAGTGCGGGCATAGCCCTACCCTTTCGGCCTGAACGTCCCCTGCCGGGCCTCGAAGAGGAACTTGATCGCCGCCGACTGGAGCACGCTCACCGGAGCCATCACGGCGCCGATCACCGCCGCCACTTCCAACCCCGGACGCCCGGCGTTGAGGTCGGCGTAGTGCATGCACCAGCGCATCGCGAAGTACGTGCCGTAGAGGATCGCAAGCGAGTAGAGGTGCGCGTCGATCTGCCGCTCGTCCACCCAATTCCAGAACTGATGCGTGCGCAGCGCGACGCGGCACCAGAAGCCGCCGTCCTCGCTGCCGATCTTCGGCTCCTGCTCGAACATCAGGACGCGATTCCCTTCGCGAGCGCCCTGATGAACTCCTTCGCCGCGTACCACGCACCCGCGCCGAGCGTGCCGAGAACGGCGATCACCGCCCACCCGCCCACCTGCGCCTTCACCTTCTCGTAGAACGCCGTGCGCCGGTCCTCGCGCTCGATGAAGCGCTCCAGCGCATCGTGGTGCCGCTTGTGCTCCTCGGCCGGAAGCCCGGACTGCTCGATGATCGCCTGCGCAATCAGTCGCGCAAGCTCCTCGTGGTCCACCCCGCTCATCCCGCTTGTCCCGTGGCCTTCAGCCACCGCTGCGATTCGCGCTCGCGGGTGCGGCATTCCCCGAGCAGCGCAGCGGCGTCTCGCAGATTACGGAGGGCGTCCTCGACCTCAACGGGGCCGGCGCAGGCGTCCGCATCAGCAGGCCACCCGGCGCGCTCCTCGGCGAGGAGTCCGGCAGAGAGGGCGTCGTTCCACAGGCTGCAAGCGACGCCGCTAAGGCGAACGTCAGCGCTGCCCGCAGCAGGCGCTTGCGCGCGCGATTCGCTGCCCGTAGCGATCCCGGTCTGTTGCGAGGGGCACGCCACCTCGACGAGTGATCCACGTGGAACATTGGCGAGCCTCCTGTCGAACTTTTCCTTGTCCTTGCCGCGCGCATCGCGCTCCTCGTCCAGCGCCTTCGAGACGCGCGCGTTCTCCGCACGGTCCTCCGCGGCTCGCTTCGCCTGCTTCTCGATGAAGGCGTTCGCCTGCGCGAGCTTCTCGACCGACTGCCGGCCTTCCTCGTAGCGCACGCCGTGCACGTAGCCGCCGACCGCAGCGGCCACCACCATGAGCGCGAGCACGGCCCAACGGATGAAGATGGCCTGCATGCTTACCCCCGGTGTTTACTGGAACGACTCCAGCGCGTCGGCGAGCGCCTCTTCGTGGCGCCCGAGGCTCGTCAGCAGACTGCGCTTGAACACGCGAAGCTCCGACACGTCCTTCGCGTTGAAGAGGTTTCGGATCAACTGATCCACGTCGATGCTCCCGGCGGGAATCTCGCGCGCCGTCTGCATGATCTCGTCGTGCAGGATCACCGTGTCGATCTCGTCTCGCGTCACGCCATCACCTCGACCGTCCAGCCCTTGCGCCGGCAGTACGCCTCGATCTTCGCGCGCGTCCAGCCCTTCATGTAGCGGATGATCGGCGCGACCATTCCGCCCCTGACGATGCCGGCGACGAAGTGCGGTGCCACGATGCGCAGCATCACGACAGCACCTCCAGCGCCCGCCCGTACACGTCCTCGACCTCCGAGAGGCCGAGCGTCGTGCCGTTCCACTTGCGCCGTCCGAGTTCGATGTCGCCCGCGTCCGCAACGGCGGCAAGGCCCTTCCACTTCCAGAACCAGCACGCGCTGATCGCGCCCTCGCGCGGCTTGAGCAGAAGCTCGGGCTGCTCGATCAGCGGCAGCCCCGTGCCGTGCGCGCAGGCGGTGTAGGTCTCGCGCCCCGTGAGTTGCGCCGGCCCCTTGCCGCGGAACTTCCAGCCGTCGCCGCTGCCCTCGCTGCCGTTGCCGAGCCGGTTCGCGTACACGCGATTGGCGAAGCGCTCGGGCTGCGCGAGGTAGCCCCACGCGTCGTCCACGTCGAGCGGGTCGAAGCGCGGCGCGAAGATTTTCCTCACGCGCTCGGCGTCGGTGTAGTAGAGGCACTCGTCGAAGACGCGAAGCCCCTGCGTTTCGTGCGCCACGTTCGCGATGAACATGGCCTCGCGCTTCATGCCGGCGATCTGCCAGTACGGCATGGTCTCGACGAGCGCAATCGCCCACGGCTCCGAGGCCGTGGGGACGATGCGCTTGAGGTCGTCGAGCTTCACTGCGGCGTCGGCGAGAGCGGAGCCGGCGCGCTCGGCGCGGGCGGCATCGGCGGCAGTTCGCGGATCACGATGTAGCGCGTGCTCGTGATGAACATCTCGTCGCCGGTCATCTCGGTCGGGTTGCGCAGATCGCGCGTGAAGGCGATCCGATCCGGCTCGCCGTTCTGCCCCTTGTCCCACACCTCGACGAGCACGCCGAAGTTGGAGTTGTCGGCGTTCTCGATCCGCACGCGCTTCGTCATTTCGGTCCTCGCGCTGAATGATTCACGGCCTACGTTGGCGAGCGGGCCGCGCCGGAGTGGCGCACGCGCCGTCTACCGGATGACGCTCGTTGGCGCTGGAGCGGGCGACAGGAATCGAACCTGCGTGGAACAGCTTGGAAGGCTGACGCCTGACCGCTCGACCACGCCCGCAATGAGAGACGCCACTTACGAGGCGTCGGCCCGCCGCTGCGCGCTGGCGGGGTGGTGATAGTCGCGTTCCCCCGCCGCGAGGGATTCCGCTGTCGTCTGGAGACCGCAGGGAAACGGCGCCGCCCGAGCAGACGGCAACGACAGCGGCGCGGCGTGGGAACGCATTCGGTGCTACTAGGGCTAGGGCAAAGCTCCCCCTACCCCACTGCATCTTGTGCTTGTTGTTCTTCTTGGACCGCGAGTATATCGGTCCCCCGGGGTCTGTCAATCGCCCATGCGATGCGCTCGCGAGCGACGCGTGGGTCACGTGCACGAGCGTGCGCCCGCGCTCCTCCCCCCTACCCCCTCCTCACTTTCCATAACCGCTTGACAAACGCTCATCGCTTGTGCGATAATGGAGTCCTGTTCGGTTGCAGCAACGGGCCGAACGGGGTGGTAGGGACCGCGAAAGCGCTCAACAGGCAACATGGCCGGAAGGCCGATCAGGCGAAAGCCGATGAGACCTGTGCCCGAACACCGGACGAGACCATCCGAGTCTGCTCGCCAGTTGGACGGCGCAGCGGGGCAGGAAAGGACTCTCCTGACGCACCGCCTGCGAGGCGCGTTTCCCGCGAAAGATCAGTTTGACGGGGGCGCGACGGACGGGACGAGGGCACGGACGCAGCGCAAGGCTGCCCCTGCGTGACCCGAGGATGCTGGAGAGCACCACCCACCACGACTGCACCAGCGACGAGGTACGAACGGCGGAGTGGGGGCCACGACGAACGGCATAGCCGTGAACGCTGAAGCGCCCGCCCGGAACAGAAAGTCTCGCCGGACCCGAGCACTCTCGGGATGCACCCTGCAACGACACGTAGCGCCTAAAGCGCGCGGCTTGCATGCCGCACGTCATGGCGCACGGGGCGACCTAACCCCGAAGGAACGGTTCACGTGTCGTCATCCTCCTCGTGCCGGCCGCGCAAGGCCGCCGCACATCCACGCTTAGAAGCGCACGAGAGCATCGGCGGTGCCTCACCAGCATCGCGCAACTGAAGGGAAAAGCGGTGAACCAACGCCACGGCCAAACACTTGCGGGCCTACAGCGTGTACGAAGTGCGCTCCCCTCCCGTACGAGGGGGCGCACGAGAGGGTCGGGACAAACACGGTGAGATTGGACTAACGGGGCCGCGCAAGCGACGCCTGCTCAATTCCGTGCCCGGCCCTCCCGTGCGCCACGCCACCACGAAAGGAATTCCATGAACGAGTTCCAGCAAGTCGCTCAGGGTTCGCAGATCGGCCTCATCGGCGAGAACGCCGACGCGCTCGACGCCGCGGAACGCGCGGTCGCCGAAGGCAAGTTCGTCGTGCTCTGCCGCATGCCCGCGCACTGCCGCTTCACCGATGGCCTGATCGGCACGCGCCACGTCGTGCTCGCCACGTGCGACTCCCGCGAAGGCGCGGAAGCGAAGGCCGACGCGATGGACGACGGCGACCACGAATCCGAGACGTACATCCTCCCGCGCCTCCCGGCCGAGTGCGTGAGCACGAAGCCGGCTGCGTGCGAGGACGACGACATCCCGTTCTGACCGCGAGGAGAACGATGCACCGCGCACGTGCCCCACCACGCATGACGCGTACCGTTCCTGCGGGCTAGGGATAGCTCGCGCCACCAATGACAGAGGAGACCGAGCCGTGTCTCGATATCCATAGCGTCACCCTGACGCGATTCACCGCCGAGGGAGCCAACACCCCGAACGATTGAACGAGCTAGTTCTGAGGGGTTCTCTGGCTCACGCCACCCGCAAGGGTGGCACCTGCAAGCGTTCCGAGCGAGCGCTTGCAGGTGCCACACCCACGACAGGAGACCACCATGAACCGTGCCCAACGCCGCGCCCACCTCGCCGACCTCTTCGCGAAGCACATCCGCCTGCCCGACGCCGATGCCCTGAAGCGCGTCGAGCAGTGGAAGAAGAAGCGCACCGCCGAGACTGCACGCCTCATGCGCCGCGCCGCGATGGTGCCGGCGTAGAGGCCGCCATGCACACCGTCTTCGTGATCCGCCGCACCTCGGACGGCATGTACGCCGCCCCGCCCGGCAGCAAGCGCTCGTACACCAGCGACCTCGCGAAGGCGCGCACGTTCGTCCACCACGACGAGGCGAAACGCGAGTGCTGCGGAAACGAGCGTGTGGAGAACATCGCCGCCGTCCTCAACCTGCACAACCTGCCGATCCTCTAGGAGACCCACCATGAAGCGACTCACCCGCGCCGCCGAGCGGCGCCTGCGCAAGCTCCTCGCGTCCGGGGCGCTGTGATGAGCGAAATCAGCTACGACGGCTTCGGCATCAACGGTTCGGACAAGTACCGCACCCGGATCGCCACCTTCAACCAGCACATCAAGTCCGCCGAGAGGAGTCACTACGGCAAGCTCTTCGAGGCCGCGCCGGAAATGCTCGCCGCGCTCAAGGAACTCCTCGGCGACCTCGGCGCCCGGCCGGGCGTCATGCACCTTCCGAGCATCCACGCAGCGCGCGATGCGGTCGCGAAGGCCGAGGGACGCGAAGACGGATTGCGCAGCGACGAGCAGCGCGACCGCGAGGCTGCGCTCGGCGCGATGGTGCGCGACGGGCACCCCTGACCGCACCTGATTCACCCGCGCCGCACGGTCTGCGGCACATCGAAGGCCCGCTTCACGCCGAGCCACGAAAGGAAACCTCATGGGTCCGATCTACCGCTTCCAACTCCCGGGCAGCCGCCAGCGCGGCGTCACCACCGTCTTCCGCCACTACAACGAGTGCATCAGGGCGTGGCTCCTGCAAACGCAGAAGGAGGGCTACGGCGGCGGCAAGTCGAAGGATACCGGCAGCTACCGCATGTACTTCGACGGCGCCACGCTCTACAGCTACGGCGTGCACTACCCGCTGGCCCGCATCTTCCACGTGAACGAGGTGCTCTACATCCTCGTGAACACCACGAAGAGCACGCCGACCACCGAGGGCCAGAAGCGCGACGTGCGCGGCATGATCCACCAGATGCACGGGGATCACGCGGTCTTCGAGGTGCCGGGCAAGATCATCAAGAGCCTCGGCGGCCTCACGCTCGACAACATGCTCGGCGTGCGGCAGGAAATCTACGCCGAGTACGAGACGGTCGTGAAGATCGCGCTCGACGACGCGTCCCGGTGCCGCGCCGAGCACACGAAGCGCGCCCACCTGCACCTCGCAAGCCAGTACGTGCTCATGGGCAACCGACTCGCCGCGCTCTTCGGCGACCTCGTGCTCTTCCCCACGAACGCCGAGGAGGCCGAGGCCGTGCGCCTCGCCACGCTCGACCGCGGCCTCATGCAGATGGCGGCGTAGCGATGGCCGATCACCGGCTGCTCGCCAACGCGCTCGGCGGCCTGCCGAAGGCGGCGGGCCGCCGGGCGAAGACGAAGAAAACGGTCAGGCGCATCGCAGAGGAACTCGGGCACCGCCTCGGCATGTTCGAGGCGCGACCCCGCGTCAACGCGAGAAGCCTGCGCAAGAACGGCGTCGTCTACTACCACGTTGCGTGGTGCGTGACCTGCAACGCCACCGCGTTCACCGGCCTCAACCACGAGGTCAACCCCGCGCTCGACGAACCCTGCAAGAAGGGAGTCTGAACATGGAACCGCACAGCGAGACCGTCACCCACGACGGTCGCACCTACAAGATCCGCCTCTCGCACGACGAGCACACAGACTCGCCGCTCGACGGCGCCGGCCCCGTGAAGATCAGCTACCGCAAGGGCAGCCGCCACACTCTCGGCAACGAGCCGCTCGACAGCGACGGAGACGAGGAGATCGGCCAGCGCATCGAGGCGTTCAGCGACAAGAGCATCAACCTCGACCGCGCGATGCGCAAGGAGGAACTGCTCGATCCGCTGATCGGCCTGCCGGTCTACACGTACATGCACTCCGGCATGGCGATGCGCACGCATCCCTTCCACTGCCAGTGGGACAGCGGTCGCTCCGGGTACGTGTACATCACGCCGAAGGACGCGCTCGAATGGCAAGGCCGCAAGCGCATGACGCCGAAGCTGGCGAACGTGATGAAGGTCACGCTCTCCGCCATCGTCGAGGAGTTCGGGCGCTGGCGCAACGGCGAGTGCTACTTCGTCGAGGTGCTGGACGACAAGGGCGAGGTGCTCGACTCGTGCGGCGGATACATCGGCATGGAGTACGCCGTCGAGTGCGGAAAGGAGATGGCCGAGGGCGCGCACAAGTCGTACCTGCGTGAGCAGGCCGAGCGCCGCTACTGGAACGAGCGCGACGTGGTGACGGCATGAACATCGACACCCCCGAAGGCATGGCCGAAGCGAAGGAGTGGCTGGAGTTCTTCGTGAGCATCATCTCGCCGGGCGGCTGCTGGATCGTGCCGCGCTCGATGGCGATCTACGAGATCCACCACGCGAAGAAGATCGCGCTGCGCAGGGCCATGCCCGACCACGCGACCGAGCGAGTGTTCGCTGCGCTCGGGTGGAGCGTGCTCGACGAGATGCCGGTCCAGCAATAGCAGTCAGAGGTATCGCAGCACAAACCGCAGCGGCGACGGCTTCGCCGCGCATCGAAGGCCCGCATCGCCGGGCCACGAAAGGGAACCATGTCCACCGTCAATCCGCAGCAACTCGCCGTCCTCGGCACCGCCTTCCTCGCTTCCCACTCCCGCCTGCTCGTGAAGGGCGCCCCCGGCATCGGCAAGACCGAGATCATCGAGAACGACATCGCCGCTCCGGCCGGCGCCAAGCTCGTCATCATGCACCCCTCCGTGGGCGAGCCGACCGACTACAAGGGCGCCCCGTGGGTGGTGCAGACCGAGCACGGCCCGCGCGCCGAGTTCCTGCCCTTCGGTCAACTGCGCGAGATCGAGGAAGCCACCTCGCTCACGCTCGTCTTCATCGACGACCTCGGTCAGGCGCTCCCCGCCACGCAGGCCGGCGTCATGCAGATGCTCGACCGCTACCGCGGCAACCCGAACGTGGTGTTCTTCGCGGCGACGAACGACCGCAAGCACCGCGCCAACGTGCAGGGCTTGCTGGAGCCGGTGAAGTCGCGCTTCGACAGCATCGTCGAACTCACGACCGACGCGAAGTCGTGGTCGCTGTGGGCGCAGAGGAAGGGAGTCGATCCGCGTCTCGTGGCGTACCTGCGTGACGTGCAAGCGGCGGCGCTGCACAAGTTCGAGGCGTCCGCCGACATCGTGAACCAGCCGTGCCCCCGCACGTGGAACGCGGTGAACAAGATCCTCGGCATGAACCTCCCCGACGACATGCGCATGGTCGCCATGATGGGCGCGGTCGGCGAAGGCGCAGCGGCTACCTGAAGATGGTCGAGGACTGCCCGACGCCGGAGGAAATCTTCAACGACCCGATGGGCACGCCGATCCCGACGAAGCTCGACCTCGTGTACGCCGTGTGCACCTCGGTCGCGCACTACGCCACCGAGAAGGAGTTCGCCGCCGTCGTGAAGTACGGCATCCGCATGTACGACAACGCCGACTCCACGGACCTGTCCGCGATCATGGTCTCGGACGTGTACCGCAAGATCGGCCGCACGCTGATGAAGCACCCGGCGTTCGCCAAGCTCGCGTCCCACCCCCTCGGGGATCTGGTGGTGCAGGCGGCGAACCTCTCCGACACCATGAAGAAGGCAGCCTGAACATGACGACCATCAGCACGCAAGCGATGCTCGCCTCCCCGTCGATCCGCACGTGGAGCGCGCGCCGCTACGACGCCACCGCCACCGCCACGGTCGCGAAGGAGCACCACAACGAGAAGGACATGGGGCGCTACAACAAGTGCCTCATCGACGTGAAGGCCGACTCGTTCGTGCGGATCTCGAAGATCGCCAACGAGGTCCGCACGTGGATCTACGAGCACTCGCTGCCGTGGACGCAGACGGGCGCTCGCATCCTGCCGGCGGCGATGTACCTCGACTTCAACTCCGAGGTGCTGAAGTATCGCCGCAAGTTCGACGACGCGGTCGAGACCTTCCTCGACGAGTACGACGACCTGAAGGCCGCCGCAAAGAAGGCGCTCAACGGGCTGTACAACGAGGAGGATTACCCGGCGCCCGGCGAACTGCGCGCGAAGTACGGCATCGAGGTCGTGTACTTCCCGGTGCCGAGCGCGAACGACTTCCGCGTCGAGATGAGCGAGCGCGAGGTGGACCGCATCCGCAGGCAGATCACGCAGAGCGTCGAGCAGGCGACCGCCGATGCGATGCGCGATCTGTGGGAGCGCCTGCACGACTCGGTGGTCAAGATGGCGGCGGCACTGAAGGATCCGAACCGCCGCTTCCACGACTCGCTCGTGGGCAACGTGATCGACATCGTCTCGATCCTGCCCAAGCTCAACATGACCGACGACCCGGACCTCATCCGCATGACGCAGGAGGTGCGCGAGTCGCTCACTAAGGTGTCGCCGCAGACCTTGCGCGACGACGCCGACGTGCGTGCCGAGCAGGCGAAGCGTGCCGACAAGATCGCGAAGATGATGGCCGGCATGTACAAGAGGCAGCCGTGAAGTACGGCATCCTCGTCATCGACAGGGTGGGGAAGGACTCCACCCTGTCGAGCGCGCTGATGGGCAGCAGAATCTCCAAGCGGCGCGCGGTGTACGTCGTGGGCGAGAGCGATCTCGACACCCTCGACAAGGCGCTCTCGATGTTCAGTCAGGCGGGCACGCAGATGCTTGGCGAGACGCCCATCGTCGTCGAAGACCTCACCGCAGCGCAGGCCATGCGCCTGCCCTACAGCGAGGCCATCGGCACCGAAGATGGGTTCATCGGCACGTACGACACCCTGATCGAGGTGGCGAAGCGACGCGTCGCCGAACTCACCCGCACCCGCAAGTAATCGAAGGCCCGCGATCAGCCGGGCCACGAAAGGAAACGCAATGCTTGCACTACCCAAGCAGGAGCCGTTCAAGTTCGCCAGCCCCAAGGGCGACGAGCGGTTGCGCATCTCCCGCTCTCGCATGGCGATGCTCATGTCGCTGCCGTTTTGGGGACTGCTCGGCGGTCGCCTGAAGGTGGTGGAGAAGGCGTCCGTCATCTCCGCCGGCACCGACGCCGTGCACCTGTACTACAACCCGTCGTACATCGCCGCGCTCACCGACAAGCAGTTGATCGCGCTGATCGCTCACGAGGTGTGGCACGTCGTCGCCGAGCACCCGTGGCGCAGGGGTAGCCGGCATCCGTACATCTGGAACCTCGCCTGCGACTACGCCATCGACCAAGTGCTCGTGCGCAACGGCTTCGACGTGCCGAACGCGCTCATCAACCCGGACTGGACCGGGTGGAACGCGGAGCGCATCTACGACGTGCTCCTCGCCGAGGCCGAGCGTCGCAACGAGGAGAAGCGCCAGCAGCAGGGCGACAGCGAAGACGAGGACGAGCAGGACGGCGGCCAGCAAGGCGGCGACGGCGCCCCGAAGGACGGCCAGCAGCCGGGCAAGCAAGGCGGCGCCGGCAAGCAGCCGGGCAAGCAGCCGAGCGCAGGCCAGCAACCCGGCCAGCAAGGCGGCAAGGGCGAGCAACAGCAGTCAGGGGTATCCGGCGCCCTGCCCGAGGTGAAGCCCAAGGGCGACGTGATGGACGCCCCGGCGGAGACCGCGAGCGCCGACAAGATGGACTGGAAGAGCGCCATCGTGCAGGCGGCCGAGCACGCCAAGGGTCACGGCAGCCTGCCCGCCGAGATCGCGATCCTCGTCGAGGACGCTGTCGAGGCGCGCGTCGATTGGAAGGCGGTGATGCGTCGGTTCGCGCAGCAGGTGGCGCGTGCCGACTACAGCATGAGCCGTCCGTCGATGCGCTACATGCCGCTCGGCATGTACCTGCCGGCGCTGCGCAGCGAGCACCTGCCTCCCATCGTGATCTTTTGGGACACCTCCGGCTCGATGATGTCCCCGCACGATCAGGGCGTCGTGATGGGCGAGGTCTCCTCGATCATCGAAGAGGTGAAGCCGGAGCGCACGCACGTCGTGTACTTCGACGCCGCGATTCAGGGCGTGCAGGAGTTCGAGCCGTACGACGTGCTGGACTACAAGCCCACGGGCGGCGGCGGCACGAGCTTCGTGCCCTGCTTCGAGTGGCTGAAGGAGTGCGGCATCGAGCCGGCCTGCGTGATCGTCGTGACGGACATGTACGGCACGCACGAGCACAACGACATCCCGCCCTACCCCGTGCTGTGGGCGAGCACCACGAAGCGCGTGCCCGAGAACTACCTCCCGCCGTTCGGCGAGATGGTGTACCTCGACTTCAACGAGTAAGGAGAACCACATGAACATCATCCAGAAGAATCTGCTGGCAGGAGCGGAGGAGGCGGAGCGCACCTTCAGCAACAAGCACGTGCTCGGCCAGCATGTGCTCAACGCGCTGTGGCAGGGCGTCGCGAAGAGGAACCTGCTCCTCACGACCAGCATGCCGGAAATCGAACGCCAATACAGGAGCGCCGCCGCGCGGCTGCGTCTCGCCGTTGGATTCGACCTCTTGGACGTGTCGCGAGACGAGGCGGTGGACTGGCTCGTCGCCGCCGCAATGATGGATCTTTAAGGAGAACGACATGAACCTGCGTGAAGAGTGCAAGAATATCAGCGACCTGTTCTGCGATACCGTCACCGCGTACACGAAGGCGGTGAACGAAGCGGTCGCCGGCATGAGCGAAGAGCGCCGCATCGAATACTTCATCGGTGAGATCGCAAGCTGCAACTCGTCGTGGTCCGGCGGCCCGTACGGACCCGGCAACATCGACGAGTACATCCGGCGCGCGGTGTGCATCGACCTCCTGAAGAGGGCGCACCACGACCAGCGCCGCCGCGCCGGATACATGGCCGGCAAGGACCGCTTCATCCTGCTGAAGAAGTTCGCGGACGGCCACCGCTTCTACATCGACCGCACGAACGGCCGAATCGCCGTCGCCGACAACTCGGGCACGTACCCGGACAGCACCGACGACGGCGTGATGTGGCTCGACTTCGAGCGCTCGCCGAACGTGGATGCCGGCGACTTCAACGGCTTCCCCGTCGAGAAGGCGAGCGGCGAGCGCTTGAGCATCTGCGCCGTCAAGGACGAGTCGGCGTGGCTGCGTTCGCTGTTCACCGGGAAGGGGGTGTGACGTGGGCGCCATCAAACCCACCCGCGTCAAGGGCAACGGCCTGCACGCCGACTACACCGAGACGCACCCGGCGTACGGGCAAATCTCCGCCAACCGAGTGACCATCGGCGGCGGTGGCGAGCGCCTGTACGGCAGCGAACTCGTGCATCGCAGCACGATCCGCATCGCGATCACGGAGAGCCACCGCGTTCGCAACCTCAACCTCGACTGGCACCACGACGGGAAAAGTTTGATCGAGGTCGAACTGTCGGGGGCGCAATGGGCGTCATTCATCTCGACGCTCAACTACGGCAGCGGCACGTGCTGCACGATCAAGCATGTGCAGGGCGAGCAACGGCCGGACATCCTCGTCGAGGAGACGAAGCGCGAGGAGTTCGAGTCCGAGATCAAGTCGAAGCTCGAAGGCGTCGTCACCCGGCTCGGCGAACTGATGAAGTCGGTCAGCGAAGACTCGAAGATCCCGGCCGGCAAGAGGAAGGAGATCGCCGGCATGATCGAGCGGGCGCTGCAAGACCTCGGCCCCAACCTCGGCTTCGTCGGCGAACAGTTCCAGCGCCACATGGACGACACGACGAGCAGCGCGAAGGCGGAGATCGAGGCCATGCTCACCAGCGTCGTGCAGAAAGCCGGCATCGCCGCGCTCAAGGCGATGCCGGAGGTGAAGCTCATCGAGAAGAAGGATCCGACGTGACCAACGACCAACTCATCGAGCGCGTCTCCCGCATGCGTGACGAGAAGGCGCTCAACCGCGTCATCAACACGGCGGAGGCTCGGCTCTCGTTCATCAACAAGGCGGCTCGGGAGAAGCGCTCGGCCGCAGCGTTCACAGAGCGGTGCGTGGGCCTGCGACCCGGGCAGATGATCTACATCCACAAGGAGAAGTACGGATCGAGCGGCGCGTTCAAGCCGATGTTCGGCAAACCCATCGAGGTGATCTCGACGCACCCACGCCTGAAGACGGTGGATGTGTGGTCGTACGACTCGGCGGACAAGCGCAAGCGCTACACGCTCGACGCCATCGACTTCGAGAACGCCGACATCAGGTCCGAGCCGACGAACGCTGCGCTGGCATGGGCGCTGGAGCCGCGCAAGTGATCTCGACTGCGATACCATTGGCGGCCATGAAGGACGGGAAGAAGCCGATCTACATCGGCCTGCCGATTCGCGAGGCGCTTGAGGGGTCGCCCGACTCCCTGTCGGGCCGCGTGAACTGCATCGTCGAGCGGTACATGGCGATGCGCCTGCACGTGGGTAAGCCGTGGGTGCACTTCAGCGAAACGACGATGCACGTGATCCGTGAGGCGGCGAAGGACTTCAGAAAGCGCAACCGCCGGCCGATGTCGAGCCACGAGATCGCCACGCTCGACGTGATCGTGAAGACGTACGTCGAGTCGAAGCCCGACTACACGGGCGACATGTTGAGGGCGGAGTACGACGTGAGGAACATAGGGTACGCAGCGCGCTGCGTGCTCATCGAAGAACTGGAGAGCCAATGACCGAACTCGAAATCCCCCAACCGCCCATTCCCCTGCTTCACACCCACGAGTGGCTGCTGCGCGAGGTGCTGGCAGAGCAGCCCGGCGTCGAGCCGGGCAATCTGCAAGCCGCCGTGCAGGAGCACGCCGAGCGCACCGGCTACATGCACCCCGGCCCGTCCGGCGTGCTCTGCGGCATCCTCTCGCGCTCCACCGAGACGGAGATCCGCGCGCTGCTGGAGTGGATGAAGTCGCGCCTCTAGCCGCCGGTCAGCCGGCGTCGCATCTCAACCTCGACCCGAGCCTCCGTCGCCTCCAGTTCGATCAGGAGGCGGCGGTGGCGCTCGGCTGACGTACGCAGCCTCTCGGCCACCTTCTTCCACCGCTCTACCCTGCCGCCACGGGCACGCCTGCCTTCAGGCTTCGCAGGGATCTTGCGGTCCCACGGCGCACGGCGCCGGCCCGTTCCGTGGCACGCCTTGCACACGTGGCTCGACAGCCTCCCGGTGCTGCCGGCGACCTCGAACTTCACGCCGTGGCACGTTCTGCACAACTCGTTGAGCCAGAAGTCGATCACGCTCGACGCCATGAGGCGCAGGCGCCAGCGCTTCAGCCGCCAGTTCTCGCGCCGGTCCAGAGATCGCGCGATCCCGTACACGCCATCGACCGCATCGCCGTAGGCTGAGTGGTCGTTCGCCCCCTTCAGGCGCAGCACGGCGTCGGACATGCGCTCGCTGATGCCGACCACGCCGAGGGCCATCACGGTGTCGAGCGCGCATGGCCCGGGACTCTGCCGCAGGTTTCCGTCCGCAAGCGCAACGGACACGCGCTCGATCAGGGTGACACGGTCTTCGGGATGGTGGGCCATAGCGCCTGACCTTCTTCTTTTTCTAGGTACTTCATCACCGCGGCTGCCGCCTGATACCACGAGAAGCAGACCTCGGTCCTGTATCCAATGTCGGACATCGACGCGCCGAACTCGCGCTGCTCTTTCGTGAGGCTCTTCGTCGGCGACTTCATCTCCAGCCACATGCCTGCGTACCACGTGCTGTTCAGGTGGCGCGGCACAGGCAGGAAGTAGTCCCACACCCCGGGCTTCAAGCCCATCGCCTTCAGGATCGCGCCGGCCGCTGGTGATCGCTTACCTTCGTTCGGGATGTGGAAGAGATGGCGCAACACGGGGATGCGACGCTGGTTGAGTTCAGCCCACTGCATGAGCCAGATGCAGTGCTGCGTCTCGTGCGTCAGCGCCATGCCGCGCCTGCGGATGAACCCTACACTGCGCTTCGCGGCCATCGCTTCGCGGCCCCCTTCTTGCCGTTCTCCACACGCTGTTCGTGGGAGATCACGAGCTTTGCCGCCTCGCCAGCGCGCCGCCGCTTCTCGCGTGCCTGCTCCGGCGTGAGCTTCGCCCACGACGCTCGACCCCCTGCGGACAGCCCGCGCAACCTCTCGGCTTGCGTGATGGTCTTCTGCCGCTCGATGCCGCCCGACCTTGCGATGGAGCGCATGTGCGCGGCCACGCCGTTCTCTCCGTACTTGGCACGTCGAGCAGCGGCGCTCGCCTTACCTGCTCTACTGCGGGCATCGCGCAACCTCTCGGCGCGAGCACGCTCTTCGAGCATGCGTGAGACGCGGGCGGCGGCGAACAGATCCAGAAGATTGCAGTTCAGGAAATCCACTTCAACCTCCCCACGTAGAATCCCTGCGCGAGGTAGATGGCGGCGCGCGACAAGCGCACCACCGACTCGTCCTTCACGTTCAGGCGGATGCGAGCGCCGTGCTCGATCACGCGACGCTGCTCGTACAACTCGTGGCAGGTGCGGCACTCGGGGATCGCCCAAATGTCCGGCGCCTTCGTGCCCATTCCCTTGAACGCGTTGTCGAGATGAGAGGGATCGGAAGGCGGCGGCGCACCGCAGGTGTCGCACGGCAACGTCTTCAGCCAGTCGAGGTACGGGCGGCACTCGATCTTTCCGGCGTAGCCGAGCCTGAGCGCGTGCTCGAACGTCATGCCGGGAGGGATGATTCGCTTACCCACGCGCCCACTCCCGGTAGTGCGACATCAGCGAACCGAAGCGCTCTCGCGCGCCGTCCGCGGTATCGAGATCCCTTCGGCTTCCGACTCGGCAGTACGTCTTGATGTACGCTGCGCACGAGTCTTCGGATTGCTGCGCGTCCACGCCCTCCATCTCGCCGACGTATGTCTGGAACTTCGGCTCCTTGCAGAGTTGGATCGCCGACTGCGCGAGCGGCCCGAGCTTCGACCACCCGCTCTCGCGCTCGCTGCACTGCACGAGACCACCGAGCGGCGCGACGGCGAGCGGCATGTCGATCTGCCCGAAGAGTTCCATGAATCTCTGCTTGAACTTCGGCTCGATGTCGATCTGCACGCGCAGCGTTCCATCGACGAGTTCCTTCATGGCGCGGCGCGTGGCTTGCAGCACCGGCATCTCCTCGCTCATGCGAACCTCCAGACCGGCGTGCGCCGGGCGTGCGACTTCTCGGTGAACATCTGCGACACCTTGCCGGTGTCCACGATCACGCCCTTCTTCACCAGCGTGATCGTCAGCGCACCCCACGCGTGAGGCTTGGACGGATCGCTCAGTCCAGCAGCCCTCAGCTTCATGCGCAGCATCTCGCCCGTGAACTCTTCGAGCGAACCCTTCATCGAGGTCACGAGATCGAGCGCGCGCTCCATCCACTCGGAGTTCTTCGCCGAGGTCTTCGCGACGCCGTCGTCACGCGCCGCGCGCGCAGCAGAGAAGAGGCTCGGCTGGTTCATTGGAGCCAAGTCCCGGGCTTCTGCATCGACCCGTGGCGGAACGGGGTCCGCGCACGCTCCTCGCGCTCACGCACGAGACGCGCATCTTCTTCGGCCTTCTGCCGAGCCAGCGCGGCCTGCTGCTTCTGGTGCGCGACGTGGCGGTCGTGGATCTTGATGAACTGATCGACGTGCTTCGCGTCGCGCAGGATGAGTTCGAGGTCGTTGTACACCGCGGTCGGCGAGTAGCGCTCGCTCGTCACGCGACGCTCGGTCCCGTTGTGGAACGGGGAGATCACGCAGCCCTCGATGGCGTCGATGATGTCCTGCTCGGTGTAGCCGTCCGCGAGTCGCTGGTTGATCTTCTGCCGGCGCTTCACGTCGAGCCGTGCTCGCGGATGTCCGGTGCGGACTTTCCAATACTCGAAGATGCGTTCGGCGATCTTGTGGCGTTGCTCTTGGTCTTCCATCCCTATCTCCTGTTTCTGTGCTACTTCCCTATGCTCGGACCTAGATCCCGGTGATCCCCGAAGCCCCCCCTACCCCCCACGAGTGGAAGTAGGTGAGGCCGGTATGCCCAAGACCTGAGTCCCTTTGGCTTACCCCTGAGCACTCCCCCGGCTTTGCAGCCGCACGACCACGGGTGGTTCTCCAAGCCGCCGTCGTCCGCGGAGCGCCGTGCTCGCAGCGCTGGCCCCTATCCGCTGTCGCTCGGGGGCCGGGCACATCCGATCCCTATCCCCTTTTCCTCCCATCGACGCGGTTCATGGACACGGCCATCCTGATCGAGTGCAGATTCCCGTAGAGGAAGTCCTCGATGAGCTTGCGATTCAAGGCCGCAGAACTGCCGTACCCGAGCACGTTGGCGACGGTGGCGAAGTCGAGCTTCACCTGCGCCGGCAACGGCGTGTCTAGCCGCTCGTCGCAGGCGCCGAGTGCGTCGGGCCGGGAGTCGAGCGCGTCGTTCATGCACATCTCCGAGCCGCTTGCGTAGGTTTACGCCGCTGCGCTGCTTGCACGGGCACGAGCGCGAGCCGTCGATTCAGCACTCGCTCCGCGTACAACACGTAGAGCGGGAAGCCCTTCTCCAGACGAAGGTCGCGGCGGTGGCCGCGCTTGAGGTCGGAGATGAAGGGCTGCGAGATCCCGGTCTGCTTGCGGATCTCGCCCTGCGTCATCGTGCGTTCGAGGGCCGCGATCATGTCGGCCGGCTTGGGGATATGGATCGTCACGGGCCGGAGTATATCGCCCAAGCGATGCATGTCAATATCGCATCAGATCGCCCGGGCAATGCCACGTTGACGGACAATCTCTTCGTGGAAACGGTGGCACAACGCGTGAAGCGATTGCGCGCTGAACTTGACCTAACGCAGTCCGAGGTCGGCCGGCGCGCTGGCCTGTCTCAGGTGACGATCTCGGACATCGAGAGGGGAAGGAATAAGGGCAGCCGCGAACTGTTGCAGCTTGCGAACGCGCTGCACACCTCCGTGGAGTACCTCTCCACCGGACGTGAAAATTCACGCGACGCGCCGCGAAGGCTTGCCGAAAGCATCGCCATTGGGCAAGATCGTGCGATAACACGTATCGAAGTTATCGACGATCCGATGGGACGAATGGACGACGGCATCCCCATGCTTGCCGCCATCGAGGTGAGCAAGCAATGGATGGACGGCAAGATCCCGACCGCGCAGCACGACTCGCTCAAGATCGTGGCCTGTCAGGACGACTCGATGGAGCCGACCTTCAAGCGCAACGACGCGCTGATGATCGACACCTCGGAGAGGCGCTTCGAGTCCGATGGCGTGTACGCCTTCTACCTGCGCGACGGCGCGTTCGTGAAGCGCATCCAGCGGCTACCGGATGGTGGCGTGCGCGTGATCTCCGACAACCGCGCGATGTACGACCCCTACACCATGAGCGAGCGCGAGTGCGCGCGCGCCGTGGTGGTCGGTCGAGTGGTCTTCGTCTGGAGCGGGAAGTCGCTCTGATCGTCCTGATCGTCGGCGCCCACGTGGCGCTCGTCGCGCTGGCCTCGGCAGTCTTCGGGTTCGGCGCGGCGGCGGGCGCGGCGCTCTACTTCTGGCTCGGCCTGCTCGGCGGCTGGTTCTTCCTGCTGCCACTTGTGGAAAGGGTGGCGGGCACCCGCATCGCCATCGCCTGCGCCATCGCTACCGGCATCGCCTTCGCCGGCATGAAGCTCTTCGGCGCCCTGCCGAAGATGGACGCCATCGAAGAGTCCGCGGCCCCGGCCGCAACACGCCGCATCTAGAACCCGAGTCGCACCCCTAAGCGCTGCCCGCAGCGCCCGGGTGTTGACTCGTTCATCGCTTTTGCGATAGGCTTCGATATCGAGAGAGGAAGTCATGGGAACGATCACGCACGAACAGGCGCTCGGGCAAAGGATCTTGGATCTCGCCGACGCGCTCGACTGCTGCGGCTCCAAGAGGAACCTGTACGCGTTCTTCAACCACCCGGGCGGGAGCTACGACGACGGGGCGGATGGGCGCTGGCGCATCGCATGCCGGCGATGCGGTGCGATTCGCGCGGCCGACATGAAGAACAACGGCGACGTGGCGCTCTGCATCGAGTCGTCGGCGATCAAGAAGATCCCCTCGAACGACGCGCTCGCGGAGGTTGGCAGCACGTCTAGCGCCGTCGTGGTGACGTTCAAGTACGGCGCCGAGCCGTACGACGTGGCGCACTCCCGTATCCGCAGGCGAGCGCTGATCGAGCGCGGCATGCGCCTCTTTCGCAGACCCGCCCTGTGCAAGCGGTGGGTGCGGGCGCGCGAGCGCCTCGGCGACGCGAAGCCGAAGGTGAAGATCGGCTCCGATTGGGCCATAGATGTGCGGACTCCGCGCACCGCGCGCGACGCCGGCATCAACGTACACGAGGTCGAGGCGTGAAGCAGCAGAACGTCTTCGACGGCTACCAATGGACGCTCGACCAGCGCATCGAACTGATGGCGATGGCGGCGTTGCAGGAGATCCGCGAGATGGCGAGGGATGCCATCGAGCACATCAACCGCTTGACCGGGCAGCACATCCGGCGAGCGCGAGAGCGAACCATGCAGTTCAACGTGGAGACCACGCAATGACGCAGGCACCGAGCAAGAACATCTACCAGCGCATCAACGAAGTCCGCCGGGCGGTCGATTACGTCCAGAAGGAAAAGGACGTGGACGGCAAGTACAAGGTCGTCACGCACGATCAGGTGCTCGACCAGATCCGCAACGCGATGGTCGAGCACGGCATCGTGATCGAGCCGCACCTCGTGAGCGAGAAAGTCGTGCAGGACACGCTGATGAAGACGACGAAGGCGCCGATCATCCGCGTCGAGTCGGTGTACGACATCAACTTCGTGAACATCGACGAGCCGCTGGACCGCGCGATCACCCGGGTTTCGGCGCACGCCCTCGACACGGGCGACAAGGCGCCCGGCAAGGTGGTCACGTACGCCTCGAAGTCGGCGATGCTGAAGGTGTTCGCCCTCGTCACGGGCGAAGACGAGGAGCGCCGGCACGAGGGCCTCAACGCGCAGGGCATGGACCCGAAGGAGTACGCCGACTGGAACGCGGCCATCGACGCGGTGAAGGACGGCGAGGAAGGGCGCAAGCTCTGGAAGCAGATCATCGCCGCCTGCAACAAGTGCGGCGACGAGTCCGCCGTCCTGCGCCTGAAGGCCCGCCTCTCGGCGCGCAACGAAGCGCTGCGTCGCGCCGCCAAGCAGGCGGCTGCCGCGAAGCCGGCCGCGGAGGACGCGACCAATGGCTGAGATCGACACCGGGGGCCAGCGCACGACCCTGTGGCGGCAGGCCCGCGCCGGGTGCGTGACCGGCTCGGGGTTCGCCGACGTGCTCGCGTTCGGCAGGGGCGGCAAGGAGCTTGCGGCGCGCGCGAACTACCGCATGCAACTCATCGTGGAGCGCCTCACCGGCAACGCGAAGGAGAACATCACCGCGGCGGCGCTGGAGTGGGGCAAGGAGCACGAAGACCACGCCATCGCCCTGTACGAGATGCGCCACGAAGTGCTGGTGGAGAAGAGCGACTTCGTGCAGGACGACGCGAACGAGTGGATCGGCGTGTCGCCCGATGGCCTCGTCGGCGAGAACGGGATGATCGAGGTGAAGTGCCCGGCCAACAGCCTGAACCACGTGCTCACCATCATCCACGGCACGCAGGCGCTCTCGAACGCGCTCCTCGGCAAGGGGGAAACCTCACCCATCCCCGAGGAGCACATGCCGCAGGTGCAGGGGAACCTGTGGGTGCTCAAGCGCGAGTGGTGCGACTTCATCTCGTACGACCCCCGCATGCCCGAGCACCTGCGCCTGTACGTGCGCCGCGTGCCGCGCGACGAGGCGTACATCCAGCGCCTCGCCGAGGCGACCGAGAAGTTCCTCGAAGAAGTGCAGGACGGGTACACCCTCCTGATGGAACCGTAGTCCTCAACAACCCGTGGAGAAAAAGGGAAGCCACATGAACACCGCAACGCTGAAGTCCGTGCCGGGCACGAACCCGCACCCGGCCGCGAAGGTCGAGCACATCACTCCGCAACTCGCCGAGAAGTACCTCTCGACGATGGTCGGAAACCGCCCCGTCTCGGAGCAGAAGCAGTGGGAGTACGCCATCGCGCTCGATCAGGGGCGGTGGGCGCTCAACGGCGAGTCGATCAAGTTCGACGATCAGGGCCGCCTCTTCGACGGCCAGCACCGTTGCCTCGCCGTCATCCTCGCCGAGAAGACGATGGTGACGTACGTGGTGCGCGGCATCGACGACCCGAACGCGTTCGCCACCGTGGACACCGGCAAGGGCCGCACCACATCCGACGTGTTCGCCATCGCCGGCTGGCAGAACAACAAGACGGCGAGCGGCGCGGCAATGCTCATCATGGCGTACCGCGATCACCGCATCGCGCTCGGCGGACTCACGGGCCGTCGCATGATGGTGGACACGGCGCTCGCCGACAAGATGAAGCGCCGTCCCATCACCAGCGCGTACACCCGCGAGGAGATCGTCAACTTCGGCGAGACGGTGAAGGAGGAACTGAACGCCGCTGTGCGCTTCGCCTCCGGGTCGAAGGCTACGCGCCTCACCAGCGCGTCGAACATCGCGGCGCTCTACTTCCTCTTCCGCGACAAGTCGCGCGCCGACGCCGACCGCTTCTTCACGGATCTCGGCGAGGGCGTCGGGCTGATGAAGTCCGACCCGGTGTACATGCTGCGCGAAAAGCTCATCGCGTCGAAGGGCGACAAGGCGAAGCTCACCAAGTGGGCAATCCTCGCGCTCACCATCAAGGCGTGGAACCAGCGGCGCGGCGCAGAGGTGACGAAGACCCTGCGCATCGTCGAGGGCGAGAAGTTCCCGGTCATCCGGTAGCAGTCCCTACAACCGAAGGAGAAGAGTATGGCAAAGGCAGGCGGCAAGTCGAAGCGCGAGAACATCTACAAGGTCACGACCACCATCCCCGGCACCACGCCGGGCAGCAGCGTCGCCGAGCACGTGGCGTACGTGAGGGCGAAGACGAAGGCGGGCGCGGTGGCCGTGATCGCCAGCGCCATCCACAAGGCCGAGGTGGCGAGCGCCGACGACCTCATCAAGCTCGCCGGCATCGCGGTGCACGAGGCTGCGAAGGCGTCGGGCTGATGGCCTCCGTCAACAAGGTCATCATCATCGGCCACCTCGGCGCCGACCCGGAGGTGCGCTACGCGCCCAACGGGAACGCCGTCGCCAACATCCGCGTCGCCACCACCGAGACGTGGAAGGACAAGGAGTCCGGCGAGAAGAAGGAGCAGACCGAGTGGCACCGGATCGTCTTCTTCAACCGGCTGGCCGAGGTCGTGGGCGAGTACCTGAAGAAGGGTTCCGCCGTGTACGTCGAGGGCAAGCTCGTCACCCGCAAGTGGCAGGACAAGGAGACGGGGCAGGACCGCTACACGACCGAGATCCGCGCCGACGAGATGAAGATGCTCGGCTCGCGTCCCGATGGCGAGCAGCGCGCCGAGCGCAGCGCTCCGGCGCGCGGCGAGTCGCGCCCGGCGACTGCGGCGAAGAAGCCCTCGGGCGAGTTCGACGACATGGAAGACGACATCCCCTTCTGAGAACGAAAGATACCCGCCGGACATAGGCGATGGGAGCACTAGGTCGTCGCATCTGACGTGTCCTGTCGGTGCGTAGGGCGGCGGGTGAAACGGCATCTACCCTGCGCACCATCCACAAACAGCGTTTCCCGGGGCGCTGAATGCGATGTAGCCCGGACCACCGACGAATGGAGGAATGATGGGACATTCTGAACCGAAGGCCGTGCAGACCCCTGTGGTGACGGGCTTCTACGTGCTGAAGTTCTGGACCGAGGGCGACGAGAAGAAGGCGCGCGCGAAGAACAAGCGCGTCTCGAAGACCTTCACCGCGCGCTCGGCGGCCGAAGACTTCAAGGCGCTGTGCGAAAGAAGCGTGAAGCCCGTCGAGGGCGAGCGCGACGTGTACTACACCGTCGCGAACGAGGTCGGGTTCGACAACATCCCCGGGGGCGTGTGATGGACGACCCGTCCTTCCACACGACCGGCATCCCGCGCCTGTACGACAAGTACGTGCAGGCGATGGCTCCGGTCAACAACCCTGACATCGACGCCGCGCTCGCCGCCCTGCACGAGATCGAGGCGCGCTGCTTCCAAGCGCGCAACCTGATCTTCGAGATGCGTGTGCAGCGGCGCATCAAGGAGTTGACGAAGTGAACTGCCCTCTCTGCAACCGTGAGTCGAGGGTGCTGCGCACGGACGACGGCGTTCGCCGACGCGAGTGCGGATCCTGCAAGCACCGCTGGACGACGGTCGAGATCCCGCGCGAGCAGCACGAGCAGCAGGCGCGCGTGGTGGAGCGGGTGAAGGAACTGGCGCACGACGTACTGGAGCGATGATGAAAGAGGGGATGACGAAGAAGCCCTGCCCGGGGTGCGGCGCCGATTGCAGGTTCAACTATCGCCCTGCGAATGGCGTGTGCGACGAGTGCCGCCTCGTGCTGGAGCACGCCAAGCGTGCGCGCGAGGAGTTGAGCAAGCGCGGCACGGTCAAGGCATACCGCGTTCCGGGTCGCCACTACGACCTGAAGTGGCTGCCGCACCAGCCGCACCAACCCATCGGGCAGATCGCGGATGGAGAGCTTCTGCCGAGGCTGTACGCACTGATGATCGCCGGCAGCGAGCCGGACGACAGCGCCGAGTCCGCGTCGATGTGGAACAAGAAGGCCGACCAACTGGCCGCCTATCGAGAAAACACGCACGGACTTTCGAGCGAGTGCCGCGTGATGCGGCCCGAGTTCGCGCAGGCGTTCGTCGAGGTGCTGAACCACACCGCCATCGCACTCAGGCACGCATACAACGAGGGCGTGACGTACGGCTCGAACGTGCTGCGCAGCCTTCAGGCGGGGGAGATCACGACCAACGAATTCGAGCTACGAACGGGGAGGAAAGATGGCTGATCGCGTGATCCGGCTGAAGAGCTACTGCCTCGGCTCCAAGACGAAGGGCGACGGCGAGATCGTACTCCTCTTCGAGGAGAAGGTTGGCGGCAAGTTCACGCGCGTCGAGTTGACGCTCGACTCGTACGGCGTCGTGCACGTGGTGGACGAGATCCGCCAGCGCACGAAGGAGCAGCGGGACAAGTGGGTGGCGAACGCCGAGCACATCGGGGTGGCGCGATGAAGACCCGAACCACCATCCTGCCGGGCATGCACCTCGGAGCCGCGTTCTCCGACTGCGAGCGGTACAGGTACAGCCTGTGGCGTTCGTGGGGTGCGTACCTAGGAGAGGTGCAAGCGAAGCCGCGCCGGTACGCCAACTTCCTCATGCTCAACCCGAGCACGGCGGACGAGAAGCAGAACGACCCCACGGTCGAGCGCTGCGAGCGCCGCGCGCGGGCGATGGGCTACGACGGCCTGTTCGTGACGAACATCTTCGCCCTACGCTCCACTGACCCCAATCGGCTGTACGAAGTGGAGCAGTCTCCCATCGGCGAGAAGAACGACGAGGCGATCTTGGAGGTGGCGGGGAATGCGGACATCGTCATCTGCGGATGGGGCGCGCACGGCAAGCACATGAGGCGCGGCATGACCGTGCTTTCGATGTTGCGCTTCAACGGCATCGTGCCGCACGCGCTGCGCATCACGAAGGGGGGTCATCCGGGGCATCCGCTCTACATCGGGTACGACGTGCAGCCCAAGCCGATAAGAGTCGCGGCATGAACCGGCCGGCGAAGGGCGGAGATCACGTCGTGGTGAGTAGCGACGCGCTGCCGAGCGCGGGCGGCACGGCCATCACCTGCGCGGTCTGCTTCCTGTCAGGCATTGGGTTCTCTGTCGTGCTCGGGCTGGTGTACGCGGCGCAGAGCGGCATCGTGGTGTGCAGGTAGCGATGCGCTCGCACATCCCCGAAGGCACTGCCGTGTTCGTGATGGCTCACACGATCCTGAAGTACAGGGCGAGGCCGGTCACGCAACGAGGCGTTCAACCCGCGGACGGATACCTGCACGTCACCACCCCGGCGTACGAGATGGACTCCGGCGGGCTGGTGCCGCCGCAGGAGGTGAGCATGCACGTGAGCGACAAGCAACTGGAGGAGATTGGTCAATGGCTGATCGAGATCGCGAAGTCGAAGAGGCTGGCGAACGCGCTGGAGTGAAAGCGGTAAATCACGAGGTGAACGACGAGGGCACGCACTGCGTTCGATGCGGTGAAGACATCGAGCTAACCGGATTCCGGTGCTACCCCAAGCCCGACAAGTCTGCCCTCAATCCCTCGGCCGCGTGGCCGTTCCCGAAGAAGGACGTGCGTCGTGTCTGACGCCTGCTTCTGCGACTTCGACCCGGCCGAGTTCTACTTCGTGACCACGCCCGTCGCGCGCAAGGCGTACCGTTGCTACGAGTGCAACGGGCACATCAAGCCCGGCGAGAAGTACGAGCGCGTGTTCGCCTCGTGGGACGGCGACAAGCAGACGGTGCGGACGTGCTCGCGCTGCCTCGATCTTCGCGAGTACGTGAAGGCGCACGTGCCGTGCTTCTGCCTGATGCACGGCAGCCTGCACGACGACGCCATCGAGACGGCGCGGCATTACGCGCACGAGGCGCCGGGCCTGCTGTTCGGGGCGTGGAGACGGAAGGTGATTGCGGACAAATCGAAGGGGGACACGCATGCACACCGCTGAAGAAAATGGCTGATTCCAACACGAGGCTAGTCGTAATCACGCTTCGCCTTGCTGCCGCGCAAGCGGAGAAGCTGGCGAACGATGTGGAGAACAACCAGCTTTGGAGCCGCCGCGATTTCGACAAGGCCATCAGCAACGCGCAATCCGCGCTGACAGATGCCGCGAGGCACTACCGTGGCTGACATCCACCCCGAAGTGCTGAAGGAAATCGAGGCGGGGCCGCAAGAAGTTCCGATAGTCGCCTATAGAGAGGGTACGGGATTCCCAACGAAGCGCGAAACCCCAGAGGAATTCGCCCGCCGCATCTCCGCGCTCCAGCAGGAGTTGGAACGGGAGGAGTGCGCGAAGGTGTGCGAATCCCATTCGTTCAGCCGCCCGATTAGCTGGTGGATGAACTCCGAGAAACGGGAAGTCTCCAAGGTGTCCGCGCAGGAGTGCGCCGCTGCCATACGACGAAGGGGGAAGCCGTGAGCGACACGCCGAGAACCGACGCAATGCCGTGGATTCCTAACGAGCGATTCGTCCACGCAACAGACGAGGATATGAACGTCTTTTGCCGACGCAAGGAGGAAGGCAATGGAAATCCCCAAGTACGTACCTGACCCGGCGATCTGGCTGATCTACAGCCGCGAGCACAACGCGTTCTGGAGGCCGGCGCGGTGCGGCTACACGCCGCTCGTGCACGAGGCCGGCAGGTACACGTATGCCGACGCGAGCGCGATCTGCTACGAGGCGAACAAGTACGTGAAGGACGAGCGAGATCCGAAGGAGGTTGCCGTCGTCGCCCCCGAGGCCGCGGTGCTCGCCGTGCGCTACCGCCAGTTCCAGCACATCGTGTACGAGGAGCGCGACGACTCGTTCGACGCGTACGACCCCGATGGCATGGACGAGGAACTCGACCGCAGGCGCGAGGATCTGGACGCGAAGGTGCTGGCGTGAAACACACGCGCGCCGAGCAACGGCGTCGAGCCAAAGCCTTCACGCTGTTCGTGAAGGCGAACCCGCCGCGCATGCCGGAGAGCTTCTCCCACCGTGACTGGAGGCGCGTCGTGGCGTACGCGCGCGTGGCCTTCGTCACCGGGTGGAACTCGGGGGTGCACGACGTGGAGAAGGGGTAAGCTATGCCCGTGGGGAGGAAGCGCAAGACCGGGATGCACCTGCCGCCCGGCGTCCGCGAGAAGGACGGCCGCTGGTACTGGCAGCCCACGTCCGCGCGCGAGCGCGCCGAGCGGCGCGCGAAGGGCTTGGCGTGCACCGTGCCGCTCGGCCCCGCCGGCACCGAGGCAAGGAAGCGATGGGCCGAGGTCGCCGGCTACGCCGACCCCGCGCCCTCCTCTCCCGGAACGGTTGAGGAGATCCTCGCCGAGTTCGAGACGCACGGCCTCGCGAAGAAGCCCAACGGCCGACCGCGCGCGGCGAAGACCGTCGCCGAGTACGAGCGCTCGATCACCGTTCTCCGCAAGCGGTTCGGGAGTTGCCGCTACGGGAAGACGGAGTTCGAGGCGAGCCGCGGGCAGGCGCTCGGGGTCGTCGATCTCCAGCGCTTCGTGGCCGAGGCCGACAGCCCGGTGGCGGCGAACCGCCACCTGTCGGTGATGTCGGCGGCGTTCGCGCACGCCATCCGCCGGGGCCTCACCACGTACAACCCCTGCCTCGGGGTCGCCCGGAACGCGGAGGAGCCGCGCACGCGCGCCCCGCTGCCGTGGGAGGTCGAGTGCCTGCGCGCCGTGGCGGACGCAGCCGGCGACGCCCTGATGGGCCTGATGATGGACTTCGAGGGGATCTGCGGGTGGCGGGTGTCGGACATGCGCCTGCTCCAGCGGAGCGCCATGCAAGCGGACGGCGTGCACCTGCGGCAGGCGAAGCGCGGCCGGCGGCAGGTGTGGGAGTGGACGCCGGGCCTGCGGCGGATCGTGGCCGAGGCGGCTGCCCTGCCCGGCGCGAACGTCGAGCGCCTCGACCGGGCGGCGTACGTTTTCCCAACGCGTCGTGGAGAGGCGATCACGCTCGACGCGTTCGAGAAGCGGTGGGCGAAGCTGAAGCGCGAGACGAACGCGCTGCTCGCGCGCGAGGAGATCGCGCTCGTGATCGAGGATCTGCACTTCCACGATCTGCGCTCGAAGGCGCACGACGATGCAGTGGATGCTGGAGAGGACGGGGCCGGGTTCCTCGGCAACGACCCGGACGTGGCGCGGCGCGTGTACGCGCGGCGCGAGGAGAAGATGAGGCCGCTGAAGTGAGCAACACGAAAATCGGAAAGCTGAAGGACGGTCCGTTCGCCGGCAGCACGCTGTACATCGCGTCGCAGGACAAGATCGACAAGTACGACGCGCGACTGCAAGACCTACTGGAGGACGTGTTCGGGATCGGCGGCGCGCTCATCACCGACGAGTCCACGCTCGACGACTTCGCGTGCACCGCCGAGGATCTTCGCAAGCTGCACGACGACTACGGAGTGGATGCCGATTCGAGCGACACGCTGCTGTCGGTGGCGGAGAGGATTTGGGGGTAGCGATGGGACGCCCTCGCACGAAGAATCACCACCTGCCTCCCGGCGTTCGCGTGAAGAACGGAAGGTGCTATTGGCAGCCAACGTCAGCGCACGAGCGCGCTCGACGCGCTGCAACTGGAGAATCTCTCACGGTCCCGCTCGGCCCCGAAAGCGACAGGCGTTCGGTATGGATGAAGTGGAGGGAACTCGACGAGAAGCACCCTGCGCGTCACTCGTCCGTGCTGCACAGCGAGGCGGTGGCCGTCAATATCGACGGGCCGCTGGTCTACTTCGTCAGGGCGGGGAAGCGGGGGAACATCAAGATCGGATTCTCATCTTCTAGCCGACACCTGAAGAAGAGGATCTCCAGCCTACAAATCGGATCTCCGCTGCCCATCATCCTGATCGGCGCGGTGCGCGGCTCCATGATGGACGAACAATCCGCGCACCGAGCACTTGAACATCATCGCGTCAGCGGCGAGTGGTTCGCGAGATCGCGCGCCGTGACTTCGTACGTGATGCACGCGTTAAGCATCGGACGGATACCCAACCCGCATTGCGTAGAAGACAGCGATAATTGTGGAGCCGCCTCGATTTGTGAACCATCTCCGACGACCTAAGTCGTTGAATTTGGTGCTGGTGCGCGGACTCGAACCGCGGACCTACTGATTACGAAGCAGTTGGAATTTCGCGACGAAGCTCAGTAGATCAACGAGTTGAGAGTGATCTAGTTAACAATCCTACACGAGATCGTGATCGTCGTTCGCTAGGGACAGACTTGGAATTGTGAACCTCGGGAAACAACGAGCGACCGCGATGAATGGCGCCAACAAGCCGTGGCTTGCCGGCGGGACGGTGTGGGTCATCGTGCCGCGCTCGGCGGCTCCGTGGGAGCCGGGCGGCACTATGTTCAGGGTCGCGCACGTGCGGCACGAGAGCCTGTCCGAGGCGCAGTTGCAGTTGCTCTACGAATCGTGGGTGACGCTCAGGAGAACCCTGAAGCGTGAGGAGGTGGACTTGATTCTGCTGGACGCAGCGATGGGAGGTGGGTGATGGACTTCGGGGCATCGTCGGCCGCGCTCACCGCGGCGGAGTACGACATCAGGATCAACCAGATGCGCGACGACAACGAGGCGTCGCTCAAGTATTGCATTAGCGGCGACTCCCTGTTCGTGCGCGCCAACAATCACGTCGCGCGCGTGGCGTTCTTGTCGCAAGAGCAGAAGAAGATGATGGACGGCATTCTCGCCGCCAACATCTTCGAGGCGTGGCGCCTCAGAGACCCGCACGTCGCCGGAGCGATGACGCTCCCTCCCGCTCCGCTGACGGTCGAGGAGGTGAGGCTCTTCTTCCTCGACCGCGCGCTCAGGGCTGGCTGATCCGCTTGCCGTAGCGCTCGCGGATCTCCTGCGCCTTGTCGTTCTGCTTCTTGAGCCGTGCCTCCAGTTCCTCCATCGTGAGGCCGCCGCGTCGCGCCTCGCGCTTGTAGCGGCTGGTGGTCTCGGAGTTGTCGCGCAGTTCCGCGTCGCGCTTCTGGATGAGGTTGCGGCGAAGCTGATCTTCCGGGTAGGCCGAGAGCTTCACGCCCACCGCCGACGCCACCGACTGCGGCAGGCTCTTCTCGCGGCCGAAGTCGTCGGTGACGCCCGTGTCCGCGGCTTGGATCGCGCGCCACGAGTAGGTCTGGAGCATGCCGTTCTCCACCACCGCTGCGTCGAGAGCGTACCCGAGCGGGTTCGGGAGCGGCACGTTCGGCGCCATAAAGCGGAACAGGTGATCGAACACCTTCGACGTACGCTCGGCGATGGTGTCGGACTCCTTCCAGATTTCCTTGCCGGTGAAGGAGTTCTTGTTCGACATCATCTCCATGCCGAGGCCGAAGAAGCCGCCGAGCGAGAGCCACTGCGGCAGCGGGATCGCCGAGTGCGATCCGTTCACGTCGATCAGGTCTCCGCCCGGGATCCAGCGGCGGATGTCGAGGAAGACGGGGGAGCCGTGCTCGTCGTTCCACGGCATGCGTACGAGGCGCGGCGTGCCGAGGATGGTGACGCCCTGCTTCTCGTCGGGCAGCAGTGCGCGCTCCTTGTCCTCGTCGCTTCCGCCGAGGCCGAGCATCGCGTACGCGAGCGCGTTCACGGCGTAGCCGGCGGCGGCGTACTTCATCAGCTTCCACGGCTTGTTGGCCGCCGCGTCCGCGAGGATGGGCACCACGCGGTAGGTGAACGCGAGGAACGGGAACGGTCCGCGGCGCAGCGCTTGGATCCACGGCGCGTTGATGCGGTAGTCGAGGAACGCGGCGCGCGCCTCCTTCGCGGCGGTGCGGTCGTCCTTGCCGCCATCGGTTTCCTTCAGCCACTTGGCGAAGCGGAAGACCGAATCCTCCAGCCCGTACGCCGACATCATCACCTCGAAGGGCCACTTGGCCGCCTTCGACATCTTCCAGTTCGAGGCCCCGGCGAGCGCCTGCCGCACGTTGCCGCGCGCGGCAAGGGCGAGCGCTTGGATCAGGGACAGGCTCGCGAGCGTCTCGCTCTCCTCGCCTTGCAGCTTGGCGAGGATCGGCTCGATCACCTCGCGACGAAGCTCGTGCAGCGCTGGCGTACCGAGTTCGGCGCCGGAGTCTAGATAGCGCGTGAGTACGGCGCGCGCGGTCTCGTTTCCGGCTTCTGCGTCGATCATCGTGCGCAGCGCTTGCGCGAGGTTCTTGTGCGACACCTCGGCCAGATCCGCGAGGATGAAGTTCGACATCACGTTGTTCGTGTGCACGGCAGGCGAGAGCGCGGTCTTCGCGACCTTCCAGCCCTTCAGCAACTCGTCGTAGAGACGCCACACGTTCGACGACGAGCGCGAGTTGATCGTCGCGCGGATGTCGTTCCAGATGTGCCCCGGGATGTAGCGGCTCTGGATCGCGCCGTACTTGTAGAGGCGCGTGCCCTGCGCCACGGTGCCCGGCACCTGCACCCACTCGTTGTCGGCGTAGGTCTTCAGCGTGACCATGCTGTCGGACGTGTCGGCGACGACGCCGCCCTTCTCCGCCACTGCCGCCTCGTCGGCGACGGAGTAGTTGGCCCCGACCCACGCGAGGAACTTCGCCGTCTCGATGTCCTGAATCTGCGCGATCATCGTGCGCGCGAATGCGTAGCGCACCTCCTCGATCTCGCCGAGGCGCTGGCGCTCATCCGGCGTGAGGTCGCGCCACATGCCGACGCTGCCCTCGCGGTCGGTGAAGCGCGCCTCCCACACGCCGTCGTTCCTCCAGCCGGCGTACGCGGGCGGGATCGGATGCCCGGCGGCGATGTAGACGACACGCTCCAGCATGCCGAGCTTCTCCGCGGTGCCGCCCTTTCGCTTCTCCAGCCGCACGTAGTGGTCGCCCCTCTGCGCACCGGGCACGCGCTCCAGCGACACGTCGTCGCGCAAGCCACGACCGCGGTAGGTCTCGGCGCGCAGCGCCTTCGCGCGCGCGGAGGACGCCACCGCCTGCGGGTTCTCGACCTCGTACTTCTTGTACGAGCGATGCAGGTACGCCATGTGGTTGCGCTCGTAGGACTCCTGCGAGAGGAGGCCGAGGCGCACCGCTTCCTGCCCGAGGTCGTCGATCATCTGCTTCATCTCGGCCAGCGTCGCGCGCGACTCCGCCGGCAGCATCGCGAGGAGCCGCTGCTCCTCGGCGGTGTCCGGCTTCTCGTTCATCCACAGGTACGCGACGCGCGACTCGGCGTGATCGAGCGAGGCGATGCGGTCCACGACCTCCTTCGAGCGCCGCAGCACCTTCTGGATCTCGATCTCGCGGTCGTCACGGCGTTCGAGGTACGGCTCGGGCAAGCCGTAGTCCGCGACCATGCCGTGCGCGATCTGCTGGCGGATCTCGCCGCCCTTCCAGAAGTCTCGGTTCCACGCCGTCACGCGGTCGTAGGCCCGGGAGGTGATCGGCAGCACCACGCGCCCGGGGATCTGCGCGGCCAGATCCATGACGCGGTTCGTCAGGTCGAGCGCCATGCCGACCGGGCGACCGGCGGTCACGGCCGCGCGCGCGGCGCCGAGCGCAGCGCGCTTCGCCGCGCCGGGGCGATCACCTTCAGCGCCGGCAGGCTGCGAGTACAGCGCGAGCGGCGCGACCTCCTCCGGCTTCGTCAGGATCGAGGGCAGCGCCTTAGACGCGTTCATCTCCTTGAGCGCTTGCGGGTTGTCGATGAGCGACTGCGTGATGATGGCGCGCGCGATGGTCGCAGGCCCCATGCCGTAGTTGTAGCGCACGCGCTCCGTGGCGAAGGCTTGGATCTCCTTCGCCGGGACGACGTATCCGTTCTTCGTGAACCGCATGCGGTCGAAGTCGAACTCGTAGTCCTTCACCTTCGGGATCTTCTCCTGCACCGAGCGCATCGAGGTGATGAGCATGATCGCGACGTTCTTCTCGTGATCGTTCCTCGACTTCACGTCGTCCACCCATCCGTAGAGGCGCTGGTCAGGGTGCGGGCGCATGAAGTCCGTGCCGCCGAGCTTCAGCGTGGCGGAGATCATCTGCTCGGTGCGGCGATAGGTGTTGATGTTCGACAGCCCGTTCGGGTCTGGCACGAGCTTGTAGTCGTTGTTCTTCACCCAATTAAACACCGCCGGGTAGATGAACGACCCCGCCTGCGTACCCTTATCGGCAGCGGAGATGTCGAGGTACGCCTCCTTGTGCACGTGCGACACGTGCAGGAATGCGCTGATCGTCTTGTCGTCTCCGGGCATCGACTTGAACTTGATCTCGTACTGCATGCCCTCCTGATCGGCCTGCGCCACGTCCACGCTGACGAGACGATTCTGCTTGTCGAATGCCTGAATGACATCGGCGAGCTTCTTGCTCACCGAGAAGCGGTTGCGGAAGATGCTCGGGATCTTGGCGATGCGCTCCCACCCGCTGACGACGCGCTCGACGGCATCTCGCTCGTACTGGAGCGTGACGAGCTTGGCGGCGAACGGGTCGCGCACGGTGCCGGCAGCGATGTCCTTCTGGAGGCGCTGGTTCAGCGCTTGGATCGCGGCGCGGCGCGTGCGGTGCGAGCTTACCTCGCGGCCATCCACCTCGGCCATGTAGTAGCCGTTGTCCGGCACGATCTGGTAGCGACCATCGGCGGTCTCGGAGATCCACGTCCCATTGCGCGGCTGCTGCGCCCACGTGATCGTGTACGGACCCTCGTTGCCGAGTTCGTCGTCGAACGGAAGGTACTGCGCCTCGAATGGGCTAGGATTGGACACAAAATCGCTGTTGGGATCCGTGAAGTCGAGGTCGGTCAGGTCGTCCACGCTCATCGGCACGTCAACCGCGCGCGCGCGCGAGTCCAGCGCGTTGTCGCTTCCCGCATCGAACGAGCCGCGGTTGAAGACGGACTTCACCTGCGACGGACGGAACGCCACCCACGACTCGTGGCCTGCGTCCTCGATCTCGTTCTGGTACACGAGACCGTCGTATCCGCGCTCCTCCAAGAAGCGCACGAGACTGTCGGTCGAGTTGTTCCACGCGGCGTACCGCTCGCGCCGGCCGGACACGGACAACTCCTTGGGCAGAGGCCCGAGTTCCGGCATCTTGCCGCCGGCCCACGCCGCGATGAAACGGCTCGGGTCCGCATCCACGTCCTTGATACGCAGCGGGTTCTTGATCGACAGGTACACCGGCATCACGTTCGCGTTGCGCCGCTCGTTCGAGGGCAGCATCGCGCGCTCGTTCGCGGCGCCGGTCGAGCCGAAGTGGCTCCAGACCTTGAACGCGCCGAAGTCGTCCCCGGTGCCGTGGTAGACGACGAGCGGCCTGCCCTCGGCGTCCACCACCTTCGAGTCGCCGAACCAGCGCTTGAACTCCGGCGTGCTCGTCACCGTCGAGCGCGAGTCGAGCGCCTGCCCCTCGACGCGCCTCTTCGTGTCGCCGTTGGCGAGCCACGCCTTGAACTCGTCCATCGAGTCAAAGCGCGTGATCGCGTGCAGGCCGTTCCAGTCCTTCGTGTAGTTGGCGAGGAAGTCCTTCTTCGCCGCGCGCAGATCGTCCCATCCGACCAGCACCTTGTACTCGTCCGGGCGATTCGACTGCGTGTTGGTGTCCACGACGAACACGTCGCCCTTGTAGTCGAGCGGCGTGCCCGGCTTCACGAACACGTCGATGTGCTCGCCCGTGCGATCCTCGGTGCGCTTGATGTAGCCGTAGTGCGCGTTGAGCGTGGGCCACTCCGGGCGACGCTTCGTGCCGGCGCGGTTCTCGATGCTGATGTCGAGGCCGCCGACCTTGACGTGCGCCTTCTCGTAGTTGCCGGCCGAGCGCTGACCTTCGGTTGCGGCGTGGCCGCGCGCGGCGACCGCGACATCGTCCACAACCGCCGGACGAGAGTCCATGCGCTCGACGATCTTCGCCGCGTCCGCGCGCTTGCCGAGCGGCTCGACGGGTACGCGATCAACGTTGAGCAGGACGACGCCGCCATCTGGAGGGCGCCCGCGGGAGATGTACCCGTCGTATCCAGCCTCCACCACGAGGCGCTCGAAAGTGTTGAAGTTGAATGCGCCACCATGCAGATCCTTAGTCGCCTTCGCGATCACTGGATCAACCCACGTGTCGTACAGGTTCGTGAGGACCGCTCGCGACACGTGCTCGCCAGTCACCACGCGCTCGGACTCCGGCATCGCGCCGGGAGTGCGCTGCGGGTAGAAGTAGATCCGCTTCTTGATCGCGACGCCGCGAGACTCGGCGGAAGGCGCCCCGGTGCCGAAGCGCTCGCCGTGAAGCTCGTTGGTGTCTGCGCCGTAGTGGTAGCCCACCACGGTCACTGCGTCTGGATGGCGCGGCCGGACGGAGATCCGCGGCGTGCCTTCGGCCGCGTTGCCGGCGTAGCCCTCGGCTAGGCGTTGCCCTTCGGCTTGCCCTCCAGCCCGCGCAGAATCTCCTCGGCCATCGACTGCTCGACCGTCCCGAACCCCTGCTCGCGCATCTTCTTGAGTTCCGCCTGAATCTCGTCCTCGGTCAACTGCCGGGGCGGAGCGGAGTTCGCCGCCTGCGCGTCGCGCATCTTCTGCACGTCCTTCGGCGAAGCGCCCGAAAACGTCTGCCCAACGACGAAGCCGCTGTTGTACAGCGGGTGATCCTCCCGCAGCGGCGGGAAGGAGTCCTTGCCCCGAGTTGTCTTCTTGCCAGTCATGGTAGGGATACCTCGTCTCTGCGCCGAATCGCGAACGCGATGCAATCTTAGCAGCGAGAACGCCGCGGTCAAGCGCATCGTCCAAGCGGTTGTAGAACGCAGCGTCGTCCATGAGGAACGGCTTGCCGTCGTCGCCGCGGAAGTTGATGACCGCGATCTCGCGCTCGGACACGCGCGTGAAGCCGATGCCCGGATCGACCTCGGCGCGCAGCGCGTCGAACGCCTCGCGCAGCTTCGGGTTCGTGAGCTTGTCCTTGAACTCGATCAGCACGCCCTGCGCTGCGTTGGCGTCGTCGATCAGCTTCGCGTCGGCGCGGAAGAACGGCACCGCGTCCTGACGGAAGATGTACATCCACGCCTTCGCCACGCGCTCGGCGGTGTCGGCGTCCACGTTGAGCGTGACCACCGCGTTCGGCGCGGTCATGCCTTCGTAGCCGCCCGCGCCTTCGACCACGCGGTACTGCGTGCGGTCGAGGCCCATTGCCTCGAAGAACGCATCCACGCCCTTCGCGCCGAAGACGCTGCGCAGCGCGTCCTTCTGGTACTCCTGCGCCTTCGTCATCGACAGGTGCGCCACCGCCTTGCCGATGTCGAGCTTCGTGGTGGGCTTCACCTCGGCCGTGACCTTCACGCCGCGCGCCTGCGTCTCCTCGCTCGACTCGAACGACTTCACGTCCGGCCCGAACATCGACCAGCGCGCACGCGCGATGTCGCCGTAGTGGATCCCCGCCTCGGCAAGCGCCATCTCGCGCTTTGCTGCCTCCGACTTCGAGGAGTGCCAGCCGCGCGCCTTGTACTTGTCGAGCAGGTAGCGCGCCTTCGTCGCCACCCAAATCGCCGCCTGCGTCTCGTGCGCCGGCCAGCGCATGCGCTTCGCGACGTGCTTGAAGACGGAGTCGATGAACGCGTACTCGGCCGGCGACGGCGAGGTGTGCCCCACGATGTCGCGCGCGTGGTGCATGTCCACGACGGTCTCGCCGGACTTCTGCCCGGTGATCTCCGCCATGATCGTGTTGTAGAAGTTGTTGGTCTTCCGGCCCTCCCACTCGACACCGAAGTACAGGAGGTCGTTCACCTTCTGATCCACCATCTTCACGCCGACGTGGATCGGCTCGCCGGCCGCGAACTGGATCAGCGCCTTCTCGGCAGCGGTGAAGTTCGGCCGCACCTCGGTGTGCGCGGATGTGATGGCGATCAGTTGCGCGAAGCGCTCGGCCGAGCGCACGTCTCCGTTGAACGCCTTGAGGATCTCCTTCGCCGATTCGCGATACCACGCGCGACCGCGCTCGCCCTCGCGTGCGTCCGCTTCGAGGCGCTGCACGAGGTTCCACAGGCTGCGCGTGTCCCTGCCGCCGGATCCGACGATGTTGCCTTCCTCGTCACGCGGAAGACCCTTCGCGAACTTCGAGAAGGACGGACGCGAGTGCAGGATGTTGTCGTCGCCCGCGTCGAACGTGCCGCGGTTGCCGGTGGCGGACTTGATCTGCTCAGAAGAGAACGGGATGACCTCGAAGAACTTGCCGGCATCGCCTTGCTGATCGCGTGTGTTGCTGACGATAACCCCGTCGTATCCAGCGTCCTTTAGTTGCGCCACCAGCGCGTCACCATTGCGCCCCGCCAGCTTCCGCACCGCCCCGTCCAGAACACCGGAGTCCACGACGAACGGGTTCTTGATCGACAGGTACACCGGCATCACGTTCGCGCCTTCGTGCATAGGTTGCCGATGCGTTGGCCCCTCTGCATACCCGGATGCGTGAGATGCGCTGGCCGTGAAGTACCCCGGAGCCGTGCCGTACATTCCAGAGTTCGGAGTGTTGGACCCGGCGAACCGCTTGCTGAATGCGGTGATGTCCGAGTGCGTCCCGTGATACACGACGAGCGGCCTGCCCTCGGCGTCCACCACCTTCGAGTCGCCGAACCACTTCTTGAACTCCGGCGTCTCGGTCACGTCACGCCGTCCGGGCTTCGAGTCGAGCGACTCCTTCGTCCCGGCCCGCACGAGCAGCGACGACGTTTCGTGGAATCCCGGGCGCCGCTCGCCGCGGAAGTTCTTCCACGGGTCGGCCATCACGGACGTGCGCGTCACCTCGCCGTCCGTGCTCTTCAGGATGTAGGCCGGCACGATGGGGCCGCGAGACGATCCCTCGTGCGTGGCGTACTGCGTCACGATCTCCCACGAGCGACCGTTGCTGCCCATCACGATGTCGCCCTTGTCGTACTTGTAGCGACCCTGCGCACGGAAGATCGCCACGTCGGCGTGGATGCCGGCCGTCTTCTCCTTCACCTCGCCCTTCAGGCGCTCGGCGAACTTCTTCAGCCCGTCGCTCGAAGGCCCGGGCGCTGCACCATCGGCGCGCGACTCCAGCGCCGCAGCCTCGGCCGCGGTGAGCGCGGGGCTGCCGTCCTTCGTCCATTCGGCGTACGCGCTCGCGCTCGCCTTGCGCACGGCCTCGATGTTCGTCACGAACGCCGCCGTGTCGTAGCCGCCCTTCGCGCCGACGCGCAGCTTCATCCGCATCGCGTCGAGCGCAACGCCGATGGCGCGCATCAGCGACTTCGCGCGCCCCTCGCCCATCGCGCGGTACACGTCGTACCAGAAGCGCGGATTGTCCATCTGGTCGCCGAAGATGTCGGCGACCATCTCCTCCACCTGAAGATCGACGCCCTTCTCCGTGCCGAAGCGCGACACGTAGTCGGCGTACACCTTCGAGTAGCGCTCGCCCGCAGCCTTCGGGTCCACCGCGCGCGAGACCGCCTTCAGCAGGCGCTTGTACACGTCGGGGTTCGTGCGGCGCAGCGTGTGCAGCAGTTCGTGCCCGATCACGCGACGCACCGAGCGATTCGCGTTCACGTTCACGTAGACCGTGCCCGGGTCGTCCATGAACATCGACCCCTCGTACTTCTTCGGGTCGGCATCGACGAACACCACCTGCTTGCCGAACGCGCCCGCAAGCAGATCCGCCGCGCGCTGTGCCCACCGCGGCGCGCGCTCGCGCGGCACGAGGTTCATCGGCACCGACTCCTCGCCGGTCACGCCGTCTGCGCGGCTGTGCTGCGCGCGCAGGCGCTCGAACGCCGCGGCCTGCGAGTAGAGCGGACGGCCGCCCTCGTTCGCCATCGCGTCGGCCGCTCGGCGCTGCTCCTCCCGGCGCGCGATCTCCGCGCGCGCGGCGGCGCGAGCCTCCGGCGCACCCTTCTCCGAAAGCAGTTTCAGGGAGCCATCCGACAGGGAGCCGGCGTCCTTGCCGAGGATCTTCGCTCCGCCGAGCGCCGCCTCCATCGTGGTCTGGTGCCCGGGCTGAAGCCCGGAGCCTGCGGCTTCCGCGCGCGCAAGCTCCTGCTCGTACCGGGTCTCGACGGCGTCGCGGCGCAGGGCGTCGATCTCGCGATCACGCTGCTGCTGTGCAGCACGCTCGGCAGCCTCGAACGCGGCGGCCTTGTCGGTGGTCGGGGAAGGGGGAAGGTCCGCGAGCGCCGCTGCGGCGGGCGTGGCGGGCGCAGGCGCGGCGCTGGACGCGTCGGCGGGGGTTGCCGCGGGGGTGGCGGCAGGCGCGCTCGTGGCGGCCGTGGTGCCGCCGAGCTTGGCGTTCTCCGCCGCTACCTTCTCGACGGTCTGGAGGAGCGCCGGGCGAGCGGCGACGAACTGCTTGAAGTCGAGGATGGCCTTCGGGTCGGCCTCCATCTCCCGGGCGAGCATGATCGCGTCCACCTTCTCGGCGCGCGAGATCCCGGTGCTCTGTGCAATCGCTTGCTCGATGGTCGAGACCACGGCCGGGCGCGAGGTGGCGGTCTGCCAGATCGCGTCGAGGTTCGCGAGCGGGGCGCCGGACGCCTTGTCGATGGTCGTGCCCGGGGCGGCAGCGGGTGCGGCCGGCGGCGCGGGCGGCGCGGAGGGCTGCTGCGCGAGCGCCTCGTCGATGGTGTTCAGGATCCCCGGGCGCGCGGTGGCGGCGCCGCGGATCGCGTTCCAGTCGGCCACCGGCATGCCCGTGGCCGGGTCGATGGTCGTGCCCTCGGCCGGGCCGGCTGGAGCGGCCGGCTGCGCCGGCGCCGGCTCCGCGGGCTGCTCGGCGCCGAGCACG